TAGGTACAATGTATAGAGTATATGCATTGCTTGAATATCCTATTGGTGGAGCTAACGATATCTTGATTCAGCAGATTAGAAAGAACAGAGCACTGTATGCTCATGTAAGGTCTAGTGTTGCATTTAATGAATTAGAGGACGAGGTTAATGCAAAACGAGAACGCGACTTGGAAGATGCTCGAGTTATTATCGACTCAGCAGGTGGACCAAGCGTTGAATAGTATGACCGAAGAACAAGTTTTGGAGCGTGTAGAGAAGGCTCATAAAGCATATGAGGCCTCTACCTCTGAATGGTCTAGGAATTATTGGATGTCAGTAATTTCTAGATTGAGAAATCGATTCTCGACTCATTGAGAATCGTGCATGGTTGCAACCATGTTTTTTTGTTATGTCATAACACAAGGAGTTAATTATTATGACAAGTTTGAAAAGTAAAATCCTTTCTTCTTTGAAAGAAGGTAACGAAGTATCAGCAAAGCAATTTGCTGCTCGTTTTAAGACATCAGTTACCACTGTTGGTGCTCGTGTGTCTGAACTACGTAGAGAAGGTTATGCTATTTACAATAATAGGCATACTGATTCTCAAGGTCGTACAACTATGAAGTATCGTATCGGTGCTCCATCTCGTAAGGTTGTAGCGGCTGGCTATGCAGCACTTGGTGCTTAAGCAATAGCTCTCCTTTTGGTTGAAGTGGGTGGCGTAATGCCATCCACTTTACCTTTATAAATAACTAACAAAAGAGGAATTATTATGGCTGATAATGATAACAGCAATCCAGATACAAATATGGATGCAGTTGATAAGAAGGTGCTAAAGCTAGCAGCTTTAATTGACACTACTATTAGATTCCATGTTCAAGATTTTGGTCTTGATGAAATGGAAATGAATTATATCCAAACATGGTTACGTAAGGAGCGCGATCCTTTATTGGTATCCATTTTGGCAACCACGACCGGTGATCGCGACCCGAAACAGGAGGACGAGAGTACTTCCACGGAGGAATAAATGCCAACCGTTTGGTATGTGGCATGGATAATAATGTGCTTTCAAGGTGATTGTACTAAATTTGAAAGTGCCCCATATAAGAAAAATATAAGTGCAGACTTTTGTCAACAGATGTTAGTATATACATTTCAAAACACAGTCGGTCCTTATTATGATGAAAGAATAGATTTTGAGACAACTAATCCAGATGAAATAAAAATTCACTCTGCAGGATGTGATACAACACAACGCACACCAGAAGATGATGATGGTAAGACATGGAGAATAGGACCTGAAGAAGCAATAGAACCAAGAGACTACCAACTTTATAGAGATGAAAAACAACGAGATATTAGAAGTCAGCAGGAGAAAGAACAACAAATAGAATGACTGAAGGAATGACCATGACTGTAAAGGCTCGTGCATTAGCTGCTTTGAAAGAAGCCAAGCATGCTGTATTATACGAAGATCCTAAAAGTGGTCAGACCTTCATTCCAAAAGATTTGATGTATGAGCGGGCTTCTGAAAAATCTGGTATACCAATTGAAATGTTAAAATGGGCTGAAGAAGATGAGAATAAATGAATGGATTTACAGAATATTCGTCGAGCATCCACGCTCTACAGACAATCCTCAGAGCTATTGGGCTCATGGGGTTTTCAGTGTTGTTAATTCTACTAGGGGTTTATGGTATATGCTTGTGGGTATTATACATGGTTTTGTCCCATATCTCTTTCCATTTAACACGTCTACCTTTATTATTAAATCGTTTAAGAAGCTAGTTGAGTCTCGTAGACACAGAGAAGAACTTCAACGTATATTAAGTTTTGAGTTCATACAACAACTCGACGAAGAGCTTCTAGCAACTAAACATAAGAAACCTGGATATATGCATCCGGATCTTATAGAACTTCGTAGGCTAAACAATGAACGACAAAAACGTACAGAAACTTGATTTCCAATTTGATGTTGATAAACTAAAAGAATCATTAGACTGGTTATTAGAACATGCAGATATTAATAGAGTAAATCAGCTATGCTTGACACACGCTCCATTTGCCAAACCACATCCGGATGATTATTATTATCAAGGTGCAGGTTCATTAGCATACGAATATTTTGCTACAACACAAGGGGTAGCAAGAAGGCAAGTTCCACCACCTGGGTTAGTTGAACAAGACTTCTTTGAATTTATTGATAAAGCAAAACACACATATTTTTATGAGGTGTTTAAAGAGCTTAATACACAATATACCATAGGACGTATGCGTGTTGTAAAAATACATGCTCTACACTGTCTCACATTACATAAAGATCCCACTAAACGTATTCATATACCAATTATATCTAACCCTGGCAACAAACTTGTTGTAAATGATAGGGCATATTTTCTACCAGCTGATGGCAGCGCCTATATGGTAGATACAACCAAACCTCACACAGCATTTAATGCAGGCCTAGATCACAGATATAATTTATTGTGTGTTGTACTGAAATGATATCCAAAACATTTTGCGTACACCCATGGACCAACCTTATGGTCAACAATCCTGGAACATATGGCTTTTGTTGTATAGCATGGCGTGCACACTTACTTGATGATGAAGGTAAGGCAGTGTATGCTGGTAATACAACACCAACAGAAGCATGGAATGCAAAAAGCCTTCGTGATGTTAGAAAGGCAATGGTTAAAGGTGAGAAATTAGATGTATGTAATAAGTGTTGGTTTCAAGAAGACACTGGTAAGGATAGCTATAGACATAGACACAATAGTGAATGGACACAAAGATTAGGTAAAGAAGAAATATTAAGACGTGTGAAGGAAACAGAAGAGAATGATGGATACTTATCTACTCCTCCAGATTATCTTGATTTGAGATTAGGTAATTTATGTAATCTTAAATGTAGAATGTGTAATGTATTTAATAGTAATCAGATAGAAAAAGAACATCACTCATTAAGGAAAAGTAATAGGTATGTTGATATGTGGGCTAAGCAATGGCCACATACAAGTCCGGACAGTGATCCGTTTCCTATGGATTGGGTTGAAGCTCCAGAATTTTGGAATGAGTTAAATGGCTATGTTCCTAATTTGAAAAAAGTTTATTTTACAGGTGGTGAACCTACATTACTTCAATCTACTTATGACTTCATGCAAGAGATGGTTGATAAAGGTGTCCAGGATAAAGTAGACTTAATGTTTAATACAAATTGTACTAATGCACAACCAAGATTTTTAGAAATGTTAAGTAAGTTTAGACACGTACAAATACAAGCTAGTATAGATGGTACAGGTCTTGTTAATGATTATATAAGAGCACCGTCACATTGGCAGACCATCAAAAAGAACTTTATAGCGTTGGGTCGCCTACCCAATGTCAAATTAAATATGTCACCAGCAATTCAAATATTCAACATATTGAATATAGATAAAATAATTGAGTTTGGTGAAGAGGTTAGTAGAAAACAAGATAGAGTAATTGACATTGACTTTTTATATGTCACACATCCAACATATCTCGATGTATCCAATTTTAACGAAGAAGTAAGAAACCTAGCTTTTTTAAAATTACAAAGAGTACAAGAGTCATGGTTATATGAAAAATCTCAAATAACAAAAAACTCAGTTGATTCGTATCTCAATGTATTGGAAAATAATAGAAATGAAAATTGGAAAGAAAACATTACAGACTTTTGGGACATGACTGATCTTATAGACAACAAACGCAAACAAAAGTTTAAGGATTATATTCCTGATGTTTATGAAATGATAAAAGATGATAAGTGATACGTTTTGCATTAAGCCTTGGGTTCATATGGCAACATATACTACTGGTGATGCTCTCATGTGCTGTGTAGCTAAAGAGAGTGCTGGTAATCTTAATAAAGATACAATAACAGATATATGGAACGGTGAGCATTATAAACAAGCAAGATTAAAGATGCTTAAAGGTGAAAAAGTTAGTGCGTGTACTAAGTGCTATGATGAAGAAGCAGGTGGTGTAAAGTCTCATAGAGAAATTCAAAACCATTTATGGATAGATGAAGAAGGTGATAATGAAGGTCATATAGGTCCAAGTTATTTAGAGATGCTTTTAGATTTTACAAACAACGATGGTACATTAGATGCATCACCTATATCGTTTGATTTTAGATTAGGTAATACTTGTAACTTACAATGTGTAATGTGCGGTCCTAAAGATAGTAGTAAATGGGTTGGCTTAGCTAAGAAGTTAGGACAAATTAATGAATGGGATACAAGTAAGTTTAATTGGGTTGAAGATCAAGATTTTTGGAATGAACAATTCTTACCATTACTTCCAAATGTAAAACATTTAATTCTTGCTGGTGGTGAACCTATGTACCTTAAACAGCATATTCCATTACTAGAAAAAATAGTAGAAGAAGGTTGTGCCAAGAATATAAAAATAAGATATCATACCAATGCTACCATCACACCAACAAATAGAATATTTGAACTTTGGAATGAATTCAAACACATAGATCTGAGTATGTCAATAGATTGTTATGAAGATAAGAATAGTTATATAAGATACCCGGATCGTTGGAATGACATACTTGACACATTATATATAGTAGATAACACACCAGATAATATTGGACCTCGTATGAATTGTACTATCAATGCTATTAATGTTTTCTATATGCCAGAGTTTGTTGAATGGATACAAAATCAAAAGTTTGTTAAAATAGGTAAACAAAATAATTCACCTCTTAGAGGTCTTCCATTTATTGGTTATGTTCATGGACCTACATATATGAACTGTAAAGTTTTACCTATAAATATTAAAGAAGTGATAGCTAAAAAATATGATGATTGGTATAATAGTTTTAGTGAACCATGGTATGGTCTTAACCAAATATATGCAGTAAAAGATTTTATGATGAGTGAAGACAAATCAAAACATTTTGGTGAGTTTAAAAAATACACACAAAAAATGGATGACATTAGAGGTACAAAATTCGATAAGACGTTTCCGGAATTATATAAACTGATATGATAAAAAGTATATCAACATATTTTAATGATAAGCCTTTCAAATGGATTCAATGGCAGGTTAATTTACATTGCCCATTTAAATGTTTTTATTGTGATGAATTTACTTGGGGTAGTAAAGAGACAGCACCATTTTCCTGGGACGTATATGATAGAATGGCTGATGAGGTTATCAAAAGATTTGAGTATGGTCATATTGACTTTACAGGTGGTGAGCCTTCTACATTTCCTTATATAAATCAATTAATTGATAAGTTTCACAATAATGGTTTCACTACTGGTGTGATTTCAAATGTAAGTAAAAATTTAGAAGCATATAAGAGCTGGATTGGAAGAGTAGGATACATAGCTGCAACTTATCACTCAAATGTAATCAAAACAGATAAACAAAGAGAAGTATGGTTTTCAAAAGTTGAAACCTTAGCAAAAGACATACCTATAATAGTAAGAGTAATGATGGATCCTAACCATTGGGATCATTGCTTAGAAATACACAAAACATTAAGTACTGCAAACATAAAAGTAGTAGAGCCTGTAAGAATTGTACATCTTAAAACAAACTTTATGGAAGACCCTGCTTTGGCTGATACTTATTACACAGACGAACAAAATAAAATTATTGATGAATTAGATATTAGATTTGGTGCACCAAGTGATCAATTTATACCTAGCAAATCTATAATAGAATATTCTGACCACACTCAGGTTAATACTGATTATGATGCTTTTTTTAATGTTGCAAAGCTATCCCGCTCACGTCAAAATAATTTTAAAGGATGGGAGTGTGATGTAGGTATCAAGTCTTTGTGGATTCAAGGAGATGGTAGAATAGCAAGAGCTACTTGTGATGGTTACGAATTAAATTTTTTTGGTAATATTAATGATCTCGAAAACATACAATGGCCAACAGAACCAACTATATGTCCATACAAACTTTGTTTTTGTGATACTGATATGATAGTCTCTAAGAGAAAAATATGAGCCACACTGCATTTAATATTAAAAGTGAGACTGATACTATATCACCTACCTTTTGTCCAGTACCTTGGGAACATCAATACTTTGAAACAGATGGTTCAGAAAGTTTGTGCTGTAGAAGTTTTGGTCCTGCTCGTGGTGATATGGAATGGAATGGCTCTGAAATGAGAGAGATCAGATTGAATATGCTTGCAGGGCGAAAGAGCAAGCCATGTAATGTGTGTTATAATGAAGAGAAAAATATAGATGGTATGTCTATGAGACAACAATATATTAGTAATTCTAGAATACGAGCAGGTAGAGATATGAAATACTACCGAAAGTTTGTTAATGATGTTACTGATAAAGATGGTAGAGTGTCTAATCAATCAAGTACTTTACAAATATCGTTAGGCAATACGTGCACTGGTCAATGTGTTCCATGTTCACCCTGGAATAGTTCTGCATTGAGATCCCTCCATAAGCAAATTAATAATAATTTAGGATGGGACGGACTTGACGTTAGAGATTTTAATTGGATTAAAGACAATGCAATGTGGGAGAAAAAAATATATCCAATAATAGAAAGATCAGATTTTATAGCTGTGTCAGGTGGGGAACCATTTATAACAAAAAGAACAGAACAGATATTAGAACATTGTATTGAAAAAAATATAGCCAAAGATAAAATATTATATTACAATACTAATTGTGCTCAATCGATACCTAATAAAATAATTGAATTATGGAAAAACTTTAAATACATAACTGTTAACTTATCTGTAGATGATGTAGGAGAGAGAAATGATTATGTTCGCTATCCTGTAAAGTGGTCACAGTTTTTAAAGTTTTTAAATTGGTCTGATAATAATAAAGATGATAATATTTCATTTGAGTTAATGCCATCTATTGGAAATTATAACTTATATTATTATCCAGACTTTATCGATTGGGTTATAAAACAAAGATTTCAAAAAGTTGGTAGAAATTTTGGTGGGATGCCAATAATAAATATAATACATTTTCCGGAAAGATGTGGAATAAAAACGTTGCCTGAAAAAGCAAATGATATTATAATAGAAAAATACAATAAGTGGTTTAGTAAATTTACTACTGATTGTGATAGCAACATAAAAGAAGTAAGAGATAATTTTGAATGGAGTCTTAATGCAACAATGCAACTTCCAAATCTTTTACAGGATAATGAATATCTAGGAGAACTACATGGGCAAGATCACTATACTGTATTTAAACAATGGCATACTGAGTTAGATAAAATAAGAGGAACGAGTTTCTATGACACGTTTCCCATATTTAAGGAGTTTGAATAATGTACCAGATATATACTAGAGAGCTGTGTAACTATTGTGACATGGCAAAAGCTGAGTTAGATAGACTTGAACTTCCGTTTGAGGAAATATCTCAAACACAAAAGACTAGAGAAGAGTTGATAGCTAGATCAGGATTGAATGAAATGAGATTAACGTATCCTCAAATCTTTGCACCAGATGGTAAACTAATTGGTGGCTTTGAGGATCTTTTAGATTATACAGAAAGTTTTAGAGAACATGGTTGAGTTGATTATTGAAGATTCTAAAGGCAAAGGCACTAAAGGCAATTTGCCTAAAGATAAACAAATAATAGAACAGAATGAGCTTGATAGAAATGCAATGGGTGGTACTGAGTTAATGAAGTATGGCCTGTATGAAAGGCTACCTAAAGAGCTATTAGAAAAGTTTCAAATAATTCCATCCAGAGTAAGAGATATTGATCCAGACAGAATTCCAATTCTATGGAACCATGATCTTGCTGGGGATCCTGAAACTAAACATTTGGAAAATGTTAAGGCAGAAGACTTAAAGTTTGAGAAGTTGGTTTTTGTTAGTCATTGGCAATTACAGCAGTTTAAAAACTTTCTTAATATTCCATATAGTAAAAGTGTTGTATTGCAGAATGCAATTGAACCTATACCAGAACATAAGAAACCTGATGATGTAATTAACATATGTTATCACACAACACCTCATAGAGGTCTTGAACTTCTTGTTCCTACGTTCAAACAATTGCATGACCAATACTTTAAGAAAATGGATAAGCCTGTTCATCTTCATGTGTATTCAGACTTTAACATATATGGATGGCCAGAAAGAAATAAACCTTACGTAAAATTATTTGATGAATGTAGAAACCATGACTTCATTACATATAATCATACACTAACTAATAAAGATATGAAAAAAGAATTAGAGAAGATGCATATCTTCGCGTACCCATCAATATGGCCTGAGACATCATGTATAGCTTTGATAGAAGCGATGTCAGCTGGCTTGTTGTGTGTCCATAGTGCATTTGCTGCATTGCCAGAAACAGCAGCAAATTGGACAATGATGTATCCTATAACTGAGGATCCTCAAAAGCACTGTAACATATTTGCCGATAATTTGCTTAATGCAGTTAAAGTGGTAGATCAACAATTTATGAAAGATAGGCTTAACATGCAGCAAAGATATACCAATGGTTTTTACAATTGGGATGTTAGAGCTATGCAATGGAAAGCTATGTTGGAAGGATTATTATGAGTGGAGGATTAGAATGGGCTGCTCAATATGAAGAGAAGCAGAACATATTAAAAACTACTTCGAGGTTACAAGTTAATCTGAAGACTTGGGATGATGCAGACATAACACGTTTTTATCAAGATCTGTTAATTATGTTTCAAGATTTAAAAGATGATGACGGTATTGCTCTTACAAGAAGGCAAATGAGAATCGTTGATAATGCTTGGACATCATTCGATAAGATATTCAATACCAAGAAAAATGGGCATTGAGGTAGTAAGATACAGTGAAGAATACAAACCTGAGTTAGCAATATTTTGTAATAAATGCAAACAACTTGGTTGGAGACTCAATGAGTCTTTCGAGGCAATGAAACTCGAAGATCCAAATGTTCAGTTTTGGTTAATATTTGTTGATGGTGAGATAGCTTCTGTAGCAGGAGCTCAAGAATTGTTTGCTAGTAACGCTGATAGTATTATTAAGGATAAAGACTTTAGATTATTTTTTAGAGCTGCCACACTACCAGAATACTATCATGTTATGCCATTCAATAGATATATGGGACATAATTTATATGTTCAACAACTTGCGCAGCCATTAAGAAGATGGTGTTTTGCAAGAGGGGCTAAAAGATTAATGTTGACTGCTAATGTTAGAAACGACAGTAGTCCTCAAATGGATAAGATAGCGAGAGTAACAAGATTAAACGAGGTTAAATATTGTAAGAGGAGAGGTATTCCTCCTATGTGGGATGAATTAGGGACTTGTGTTTTATTTTATAAAGAACAAGTTATATTTAAGTTAATAGAAGAAAACGCCTCGTGGTGGATTGATAAAGGTGGATTGTTAAAAAATGAACATTGTTGATAATGTCATATCAATGGAAGAAGTAAATAAATTATATAATTACTTTACTACTAATAAATGGACCTTCCAAACAAAATCTCCTACTCTTAGGTTTCAGAATATGGTTTTGAAACACAGAGGACAAGAACCAATTAAATACTTTCCTTTAGCAAGATTTCCTTTACATAAAGCAAGTAATTTTTTACATACAATACAAGAGATGTATCCTGACTATGAGATACTTGATGACTTTGTAGGTTTACTTATGCACCCAAAAGATTTTGCTCATACACGTCATTATGATTTCTTTGAAGATCAATATATTGGTAAGCAAGATCAAATGAAAAGAATATTATTCTACTGTGTTCCAAAATGGGAGCAAGGATGGGGTGGCAATACTGAATTTTATGGAAGATGGAAAAACGAAACAGAAGATCCAAAGATATGTAGAATTAAACCTAATAGAATGTGTGTGTTTGATTGGGATGAGTATCATTGTGGTACACCATGGAATGCTCCTATACCTAGAGCAGTAATTACAATGTACCTTTGGAAGAACACAGAAGACAGAATTAAGAAAAAAATATATAGATATATTTGGGGGCATGCTCCAACGTATGCTGAAGTATATCCGGGAGCAAAGGAATGGAAATAAAACCTATTGAAGTTGACTTACGAGATGATTGGCAATGCACAGAACTAGGTAAAACAGTTGCTAGTAATTGTGTAGTATTTGTAAATGATAGTGTTGAAGAACCTAGACTACAACAGATACTAAATCTTTGGGGTCAACCATCACGTGAATTAATTCACACATATATTTTAGAAAAGAAACTTACTGGTAGACACTGGCGAAAGCATCTTGTTAATCTTAGCTATATTACAAAGCCTTATAAAGATAGGTTCAAAGAAAATGTACATTATAGTAGAGTCAGCTTTGATAGAGATGAAAAGACAAACAAGCCTTTAGGATTATTCACTAGTGGTGAATTAGATTGGCATAGTGACCAACAAGCTAATCACCAATCACAAAAAGTAATAGCATTGATGTCGTTGTATGGCACAAAGAATAGCCAGACATCATTCTTATGTACAGCAAATGCCTATCAGAGTTTGAATCACGAAGATAAGTCTATGGTAGATGAGCTTATAAGTGTTTACAAATGGGATGATGGAACAATGTGTAATGATCTTGATCCAGACCAAAAAGAAATTATTAGATACAATCAAGTTCCATTAGATGGCATGGAGTCACCACTAAAAGATAAAACAGCATCAGGTGTTGAAGGAATTAAATTTCCAAGCCATAGCTTTTATAAGTTTAGAGGAATGTCTGTTGATGAGAGTGCAGACTTAAAAAAATATATCTGGAGTAAAATAAACAAACCTGAATACATATATGTTCACGATTGGGAAGATGGCCAGATAATGTTTATGGATCAAGTGATCACTTTACATGCAAGACCAACAAACGTACAGCATGGCAATAAAAGAACACTAGTACGAATGGTTACATACTTGGATAGAATATATCCAGAGACAGGTAAACCTAGAGATAAAGTTTTATGGAATGGTAATTATATTACCGAAGATCAATTTGCTGATAAGGTTGACGGTGAAAGAAAAGTTAAGAATCTTCTTAATTGGCAGTAGCTTCCCATCTATCTCTTAACTCTATAAAACCACTAATCCAATCATCTCTCTTCTCAACAAATAATTGAGGCTCATCAGCTTCAACAGCTATAATAGTTACTATTTGACTAACAGGTATATCAAACATCTCTTCAAACATAACCGCATATGCAGATTCTTGCATAAAGTAGTTAGTAATCCAATCTCGTCTTTTTCTCTTTGATGCAGTTTTGAAGTCTATAATTGAGGCCTTACCATCCCACTTACCAACTAAGTCGACTCTACCAGCAACTCTAAGGAAGTCACTATATAAAGGCACTTCTAAACCATACACCTCATCAAGACGTATATCTAATATTGGTTTAATTTGTTTGAAAAGAAAGTGATTGATAGGTTCAATTTCAGAATAATCAATGTCTATATTATTTAAATAATCTTCACATATCTTATGAACTTTTGTACCCCTACGAGCAGCTTGGTTAGAAATCTTGTTTGCTTCTTGTTCACCTACACGCTCTCTCCATGCTTTAATACCATCTTTAATAGCAAGAGATGTTACAGTAGTAACTGAAGGGTAATTACCATTAGGTGTAACATAGTGTCTTTTACCGTCTATATTCTTTGTCTTTAGTTCTTGGTAATCGAACCCTTCTTTATGAACAAACATTAGAAATCTGCATTCTTGTTCATAGTGTTCTTTCGACTCTTATGTTTTTTATCAATATTTCTAAGTATATCTCTGAAACTATCATCAGTCTTACGTAATCCATCAACACCAGAAACAATTTTAGGCATTCCTAATACTTGTTCTAAGTGCTCATTCTGTCTCAGAAATTCTTCTTTCTCGGCAATTGTCATTTGCATTTCTTCCACCGCACCGGTGTTCTTATTTCTAATATCGTATAAAGGCATATTAATTCACTTTACGTTAATGTTATAACCTTCAAGCTCTTCGAGCTGATCCCAATCACGGTTCTTCAATGCTCGGTCTATTCGGTTTTTGGTTTTTCGGAGTTTGGTTCTTTTTAATTGCTTCTTAGAGACTCCTTCATCTTCTCTAATTGCTTGTTCGTCAAAAAAATTGTTGGAATGAAACATTAGTTCTTTAGTCTTCGCCACTGGTTGTCCTCCTCTGGGCTAGTGTATACTACAAACCTAATTCTGGAAACGCTTTTGAAACTACGTTTTTACTTACTCCTTTTATTTCTCTATCCTTCATTTGAATTACAAGCTCAGCATCTTCAGGCTCAATCGATTCTAGTATTCTAATAAACAATTGTTCGCGCCTCATTTGCTTAGCATCTGGTTGCACAGGTTTTCCATCATTTGCTATGAAATATGAAAAGTTTTTTAACTCAGCAATCAACCTACCCTCTTGATCAGTATCAGGATCCAAAGGTTTGTATGGAGGTGTACCAGGAGGTAACAACCATGAAATATGAGGATTGTATGCTAGTTGAAAAACACCATGCAGGTGTTGTTTTGTTTCCTCGGGTAGTGCCTGTAAGGCTTCTACTTTCTGAGTAACATTCTTAGTCTTGCGGGCTGCTTTAAGGGCCTCAGCCATGCCCATTGTGTTTCCACTCATTATTAAAACTCGCTTATATCTTCCATTAAATGTTTAAGTTTAAATTTAATAAAGTAGTTAAACATCTTATCACGACCCTTATCCGGGACATCAAATTTATTTACTACTTGTTGCTGTATGTCTTCTGGTATGTATTCCAAATCAATTAACATTCTATTTCGAATCCAACCACGTTTTTCTTCTTCATCTTCAAACGAATTCTCAACTTGGTCAACAGTTCCTTCCAACTTACTAAGGTATTTAGCTCGTAAAGGTTTCTGTCTTGTTCCATTGACAAAACATGAGTCTGATGAAATATAGTTAGGAATACCATCACCTCTATCTCCTCTTGCTATATGCTCAATTAGATATCTGCTAGGATCCTTATCTTTGATCCATCTTTTATGGACTGGATCATATTGTTTTACCTTAGGATACTTATGTAATTGAATAAAGTCTTTATCACCAGACAATATCAATGTTGCTTCTTCGTGATTAAGTTTGACCAACGTAGCAATGATATCATCAGCTTCTGCTGTACTAACTCTAATTACTTTGTAAGGAAAATATGTATCAATCTCATCTCTAACTTTGTTAAGGATGTTGAATACATTTGACCAATCTATATCAGATTGTTCTCTATACTTTTTACGGTTCGCTTTATAGTATTCGAACCTTTGACGGCGCCAGAAGTTTTTGTCGTCACAGCAAATCACTAATTCACCAAAACTCCCATTAAACTTTTTTCTAGCAGCCTTCAGGCTATTCAAAATCATATGACGAAATAAGCCTTCGTCAAGCTCCACATTTTTTTGGCCACCAATCTGGACCATCAAATTGGATATCATAACCTGGTTTAAATCAACCAATATCATAATAATCTCCATTCATTCTATTATGCTATATTATATGAATATAGCTAACACCAGTCAACAGTTATTTTGGCATATCAAAATCAGTATCGGTTTTTGATACCTCAATAACATCCACAGCAAATTTTTGTAAGGGGTGTTTCATCCCTAGAGATCTATACATAGCAGATTTGATTGATTCACTTACAAGAACGAGATCGTGATGTGACATTTTGTTTGCATGAATATCACACCCATTCTTTTCCATAGTTCGGAATACATCAAATGCTATCTCAACAGCAGCTTGTGTAACAAACTGTGTTCTTACTTTCTCAATAGATGCAGCAAGCTCCTCCTCATTCTGAGGTGGGGCTACATACCTCTTTTTAGGAAATTGTAGTATATCTGCCATATTCGTACTCCTTACATATATTTATGTATCTTTTTGATATTAGCTGTTGACTGAATTCCATTATCATGGGACTATAATAATATAAGGAAAGGGCTAAAAAATGAAAAATTTTATAGATAAAGGTAAAGGTCAATGTAGGGCACGGGGATGTACTAACAAAGCTGTGACATACACAGGTCAATATGATATAAAAGGAAAAACAATACATTGTGTGAAACATCATATGTATAAGATAAGTGGTAGAATTGATTCGGCAAACTTTAACAGAGATCAATATAGAGAACATTTGTCTGTACCAACTGCGTTCTTGGGAATAACATTTAAGGATGAATATTTTAAAGTTAGAAAAATTAATGATCATTTTGTAAAACAAGGTATAATTAAAGAGTCTTTAACAAAGAGAGAATTAATTAGAAGAACTATGCAGTGTTTTGAGGCAGATCATATTAATGGTGATCATTATGATAATAGAAAAGAGAATATACAAACTGTTACAAAACAAGAACATAAATTTAAAACAGATGTTTGTGGTGATAGTAATGGTTGGAGATAAAAATAATTAACAAAATGGCAGAATACTGCGATAAAAAAAATAAATTATTTTCATTTTCGCTGTTGACCGGAAACGTGTTATATGCGATATTAAGACTATGAGAGATCAACAAGGACATATAAATGACTTAGTATAGAGTTCAAGACACAAAAAGCGCGAGTAGGTTCTCCCTATATGAATTGAAAGCTATGTCGAAGCAAGGTGATATAGGGAGCTTCTGGAGAATTATATTTCCGGTCCAGAAGTTTTAGGCAGGGGGGACGCAGCCCCATCAGAAAGGCCTGGAATACAGTTTCGAAGGTTCTGTTTCAAAAACCTTCACCATTCTCTAATGTTGCAATGAAAGGAATATATTTATTATGGTAGCAGCAGTTGAAACAATGGCTTATGCAGGCGAGGTGCCTTGGCATGGTCTAGGTACGAAAGTATCAAACGACATTAGCATTGATGATATGCTAAAAGAATCCGGATTGGATTGGAAAGTGGTTCCTGTTCCAGTATTCGGAGAATACAATGGTCAAAAGATCACATCTGATCACCAGATGTTGGTTCGCGATAGCGATTCCAAAGTTCTTACTATGATCACCGACAAATGGAACCCAGTCCAAAATTCAGAGGCTTTTGAGTTCTTTCGTCAGTTTGTTGAGGAAGGTTCAATGGAGATGCACACAGCTGGATCTCTAAGAGATGGCCAATGGGTTTGGTGTCTTGCAAAGGTGAAAGAATCCTTTGAACTGTTTGGTGGCGATAAGGTAGATAGCTATCTACTTTTCTCAAACCCACACATTTATGGTCGTGGTGTTGAGATTCGTTTCACACCTACTCGTGTTGTTTGCAATAACACTTTGCAGCTTTCACTTGGAACAGCAACTGATAATAAGGTTCGTTTGAATCACCGTTCTCAGTTTGATCCAGAAATGGTGAAAGAGACTCTTGGTATTGCATCTGAAAAGATGGCTAAGTACAAAGAGATGGCTAAGTTCTTGGGTGAGAAATCATACAAGAAAGAGATTGTTGCTGAATACATGAAGGAAGTATTTCCTGGTTACAGCAAAAGAGCTATCGACCAAGCTAATGATGTAAAGACTCTTACAGATGCTCAGATTCAAGCATTAGGTCTTTCTCGTAATGCAATGGGTGCTCTTGACATTCTTGAGACACAGCCTGGTGCAAACTATGCTCCTGGTTCTTGGTGGAATGCTTATAACGCAGTTACATATATGACTGATCACGTTATTGGTAAGACACAAGAGTCTAGGCTTACTTCAGCCTGGTATGGTCTTAACAAGAGTGTTAAGGTTAAGGCTCTCGAGAAAGCAGTCGAGTATGCAGAAGCTGCATAGTCCTTATATTCGGATTGAAATATCTGAAGTAGTTGAGCGCCCCGGTGATGCAAATCACCGGGAGTCTCACTATTATCTTCATACAGTAGAATTTCAGACACGCGAAGAAGCCCAACAATGGATGAATGAAAGATCCAAAATAGGGCTTGGACATATTGGTGAAGATGTAGCTGATGCTATCAATTTAACATAAATATTAAGGCACATAGAAGGAGGAGAAGATGTTAAAATACATCTTAATTATGATAGTGTGTCTTGTAGTTTATGTGACTCCAGTTAAAGGACAAGAGATACCACCTAACTTTGAGAGTCCGCCAGGTCAAAAGACAATGCCTGAAATAGAAAGTCCAAATGGAAGACCGTATGGTCAAATATTTCAGATGGTAAAATACTTAACATGCAATGATACACCGGTAGTTAAGAACTACCTTAAAAATAAATATGGTGAAGAGCCGTTTACTTATGGCATGAATTATAATATGATGGGTGTATCAACAATGTTAACAGTGATGTATGTGAATCCTCTGTCAAGAACATTCTCGGTTGTTGAGAACAGTGCAACGGGATTATCTTGTATAGTTGGACAGGGTGTATTTTTTGATTACGTTGATGAGGAGTTATTATCTGTTGATAAACCATTCTAAATAGATATAGGAGGTTTACAATGAGACAAGAAATGTGGGAACACTACTGTAGAGTAGAGAGAACAGAAATGGGTGTTGGAAAAAACGAACCATGTAACTGGTGTGGTCTAACTGAAGAGGCTTATAATTCACTTCAGGGTGAAACAAAAATAATTTTAAATGAGCATGAAGGATATGAAGACAATCCTAAAATGCCTCGTTTCAGAGAAGGGTAAATGTCACAAATAGTAGAAATGACAGATGCTGCAAAGGACTACCTCGACAGCGTAAGGCCAGATGACGGACACATCACATTGACAATCAATGGTGGTGGGTGCGCTGGGTTTACCTATAAGTGGGGTACAACTGATGAGTGGAAAGAAAAAGATGTTGAGACTAAGTGGATCGAAGTAGAGGATATATTACTTGTTGACCCAGTCTGTGAAATGTATATACTAGGAAGTACTGTTGATTACAATAAATCAATTGAAGGATCATATTTGACTATAAAGAACCCAATGGCTAGTAGTAGTTGTGGGTGTGGAGAAAGTTTTGGTGTATGAAGGTAGTAAAGATTGATTGGAAGGGTAAGATTGGTTATGGAGATATTGTTTCACCAATCTGCTATGCTCATTCAATGGCCCAAAAAAATTGTTGTGATGTAGAGTTAATATTTCATTGGCCTCATAAAAAAGGTATGAAATATAAACCCGAAGATCCAGAATCATTAGATCAAAGAGCAAAACATCTTGCCAAAATAGCAAGTCCAGTTAACTACCACCAAGTTAAAATCAATCACAAATTTCAATCTAAGTTAGATTTCAATCATACTAATTATGATGATAGTGATATGTTTCATAATTTTTGGCATGCTAGAATCCGTAACATGGATAATAGTAGACCTTATATTGCAATGAACACTACTGCAACACATAAGCAAACATTAGAAGAGTATGGTGGTAAGTCTAAGACGTGGAAAGACCCAGCAGGGTTAGTTAAGTGGCAGCAATTAGAGCAAGAGATCAATGACAAGTGGGGTATGGAAGTAAAGCATGTTGGTTATGAAACACCAATTGCAGACGTAATAGATATATACAGAAAATGTTTTTTAGCTATCGGATATCATGGTTCAACAATGTGGGTTGCAAGATATCTTAGATGCCCTATGTTGATATACTCAGAAAAGAAAATAACAGCTAGATCATTTCAATGGGCAACAGTAAGTAGCAAATTAGAGATCAAAGATTTGATTTCTAAGAACCCTCAGCAATTGAGAGATAAATCATTAAATAGGTTAGGTGAATTAGATGGACAATTTGAACAATACCTCAATATCCCAAATTTACATAGGTTACGAGGAAAGAGAACATAGGGCATACGAAGTTTGTAAGTTTAGTATTGAACAACGTACGCCTACTGATATTGAAATTATAAAATTAAGAAGTCAGGATATATCAGAATACAAAAGAGATTGGGGTGAACCTCAATCAACTGACTTTACATTTACTAGATTTTGGGTGCCTTACCTAAGTAAGTATAAAGGGTATAGTGTATTTGTGGATTGTGACTTTTTGTTTCAAGCACCTATATGGGAGTTAGAGAAATATATTGATCCAGATTGTGCTGTATCATTAGTCAAGCACCCAGAGTATATTCCACATTCATTAGTAAAGATGGATAAGATAGTCCAGCATAGATCATATAGAAAGAATTGGGCTAGCTTAATGGTATTCAATAACGCACATCCAGATAACCAATGGTTAACACCAGAGCGTCTAAACGACTGGAGACCTGGAATTGACTTTCATCATATAAATTGGACAGACAAGATAGGTAGCTTACCTCTTGAATGGAATTGTTTAGATGGTTATTATCACTTGACTGAACCCAAGGCAATACATTATACTGATGGTGGTCCATGGTTTGATGATTATCAAGAAACTATGTATTCTCATCTATGGAAAGATGAAGAGCTGGATATGAAGAATGGCCAATGATATAACCTTTAGTATGACCTACTATGGTCAGATTGAAAGACTACAATATCAATTAGACTTCTTTCGTAATTCAAGTAGGGAATTAAGAGAGCACGTTACTCTTCAGATAATTAATGACGGATATAATGATGCTGGTTTGTTTGAATCAGTATTATCAGGGTATGATGATTTAAAGATTAAAGGGTATAAGGCTACTGTAGATGTAGGGTTTAATAATCATGGTTGTCGTAATTTGATGATGATGGAGAGTGAAACTCATTGGAATATGTTAATGGATATAGATGTTCTTATTGACACACCATTGTTAGATGCTATGATCAATACTGAATTGAGTGAAAAACAAATGTACTTATTTAATGTAGAATTTGATCACCCAGATAATCCAGAAGATTATGATGACTTGGATATCGATCCTAAGAAAATTCTAAAGTATAAGGCACACCCTAACACTTGGCTAATGACAAAGCCATGTTTTTGGTCTGGTGGTGGATATGATGTAGAGTTTACAGGTATGAGACACGGCGATGCAGAATTCTTTCTGTCTTTAGATAAGGACACCTACGACTATAATTTGTTTCATCCGGATATAGAAGATAGACTTACTATTCATGTAAGAAAGCCAAATAGAAATCGCAGTTATTTGAATCAAGCAACAGAGCATGTAAAAAGCCTTGGCAGAACTGTTGACTTTGTTCGTAAAAGGAATGATGATAAAGATAGAAAATTTAAAAAGCGTTTAGTGACGTTTCCTTGGAGAAGAGTAATATGAAGATAGTATGGAAATTGGTTATAGCAGGTGTAGTGGGTATTGTTATATACAATGCAGCTACATTTTGGATTAAGCAAGTAAATAACGAAGTTCAAGCAGCAAGTTTTGATGAGGATGTTCAATCAACTAATTCTGATGATTGGCTTCCGGAAGAATCACCTTGGCATAACGAAGCATATTGTATGGCAGAAGCTATATACTTCGAAGCTGGCAATCAACCTCTAATTGGTAAGATTGCTGTTGGTCAAGTAATTATTAATAGAATGTATGAGCCACGATATCCAAACACAATATGTGGTGTCGTACACCAAGGACCTGTAAGAGAGTCATGGAAAAAGAATGGAGTATTTCATCCTATAAAATTTAAATGTCAATTTAGTTATTGGTGTGATGGTAAATCAGATAAACCTAAGTATGGACCTACATGGGAAGATAGTATGATAGTTGCTGATTGGTTAGCAACCGGCCTCTACAATACCTCAGAATTTAATATACCACATGATTACTTAGAAGGAGCAACCCATTACCATGCAATATATGTATATCCTAATTGGGCTCGTCATATGCAAGAGGTAGTGAAAATACAAGATCATATATTTTACAAATGATACAAAACAACATAAGAACGCCAACGCAATTCGTTGCAGAGGTAGAAAAAATAGTTAAAGAAAAAAAGATGACGTATCTGGATGCGTGTTTGGATTATGCACGCACTGCAAATATTGAAATAGAAACCATTGCTAGTTTGATTAAGGGTAGCCAAGTTCTCAAAAGCAAAATTCAAGCAGATGCAGAGGATCAAAGATTGTTGAAAATTAATAGTGCAAAGCTGCCAATATGATTTGGGAAAGATTAAAATGGTCCGGACAAGATGGAACAATAGCAGAAGTATATCTTGATCAGAGTAAATCTGTTGTTAAAAAAATATTTAAAGAAGATGGTGTAACAGTTTCAGGTAAGAAAACAAAGTATCCAGCTGAAGTAGTTGATGCGTGCTTTAAGAATGAAGTTGAATGGTGTCATACATTACGTGGTCGTTGGTTACCTGAATTGTTAGAAGTACATCAATCTAAACAAATTATAATTCAAGAGTATTGTGGACCAGATCTTTTAACCTATTATATGAATAAAACATTACATAAACGTATTCCGGATATCGTTGAGCAAGTAACTAGAATGCATGAGTTTTTTAAGCAGCATAATTGTTATAAGATTAATAGTTCGTTAAGTAATATGGGTCTTAAAAATAATAAGGTTGTTGCGTTTGATTTTAAGTGGGCTCAAAAAGCACCCCTTAATACATTTTGGAAGAAAAAAGAAATTGAATGTTATCACGATTATATTTCAAAGATAGATAAGAACCTTCCAAATATATTAGAGAGTATGATATGACAGCATGGAGCTTTTGTCCGGATCAAATAAAGCACGCTATCGATAAAATTAATCTAAAAAATAAAGGTGACCAAAACGATCTAAGAATATATAGAGATCTGTGGTTGAGTTGGACTGAAGATTTTAGTGGTAGTGAAAAGTATAAGCAATGGGCTATATGTAATGGAATACATGATGCACTTATTCAGCAAATAGCTTATCGATCTAAAACAGTTAACACATTTTACATATTCAAAACTGACTATAGGTTTTATCCAGTAATCTTAGAGCCATATAATTTTATAGAAATAGAAGAAGATTTGATTGATACTATTTTACCAAATAGTTATGTGATTGTAAGTCAACCAAATCACGAAGGTGGAATTACACCATGGTTTGAAAAGTTAGTTAAACACTGTAGAAAGGTCAACACAAAAATATTTCTTGATTGTGCGTTCTTTGGTACCACATTAGATAGAATGAATGTTTATGATGAAGTATTTGATTGTGTAGCATTTAGTCTTAGTAAATGTTTCTTGTTAGGAGGGTTTAGAGCAGGTATTGTATTTGGTGATGACCTATCTAAAACGTTGACTGTACCAATAGATCACTGGTATAATTATAGCTATTATAATTCATGTGCTGTACAACTAGCAAAGAGAGTATTGACTAAGTTTAAGGCGACATATATTACTGAGGTAGCTAAACCAATACAAATAGAACATTGTAGAACAGTTGGTTTAGAACCATGTGATATATGGATGATGGGTAAGAATGGTAAAGGTGAAACAATTAATTTAGTAGATAAACTACAGGATTATATACAATATGAGCTTGATAAAAATGGATCCATATGAAACATATCAAAAGTACTTAGCTTTAAGAACACATTTTAAGAGTGATAGTTATGACTACTTTCAATATCATGGAAAGCTAAAGGGTGACAGAACCAAGTTTGAAACTCGGAAAGATAAGTTTCATTTCTATAAGATATCTAAAATGAGACACCCAGTAGATTATATGGTTGCCAATATGGTTGCTAATCCTAATTTTTGGTCTGGAGATGTCAATGATGAGCAGTCGATGAGTATCTATAATAACTGGGTTAAACGCCGTGATACCCTTTCATACCTTATCAGTAAAGAGGTAGAGCACATGAATGATAGCTATGATACCAACATCATTGTACAGGACGAACAACACCCTAGATTATTGGTATTATACATCAGAAAAGTAATTAGTGCAGAGACAATAATAGTGTTGAATAAGTTGACCGGGTTCTTTTCATATTGGAACAAGGCATTGGGTGAAGATATAGTATGGCCTGATGAATACAAGAAACTAAAAAAATATGAACCTTTTTTTATAAATAGTGTTGACCTAGATCGTATTAAGAGTATAATAAGAGATAGGTTCGAATAAATCGAATACAACGTAATATAACGAATATAGGAGAATACGAATGGCAAATAGTTTTGCAGCAATGAAGCAGAGCCGTCAGTCTCAAATTGAGAAGCTGAGCTCTGAAGTATCTAAGCTCCAAGGATCTGGAGCACCCCAAGGAGATGATAGGTTTTGGAAACCAGAAGTAGATAAGTCTGGCAACGGACATGCTATTATCCGATTCCTACCAGCGCCTAATAATGAGGACGTTCCTTTTGTTAGAGTGTTTGATCATGGGTTTCAAGGACCTGGTGGTTGGTTTATTGAGAAGTCTTTGACTACTCTTGGACAGAACGATCCAGTGTCTGAATATAACACAACACTATGGAACAGTGGTGTTGAATCTAATAAAGACCAAGCACGTAAACAGAAACGTCGCTTGAGTTTTATTTCTAATATTTACGTATTAAAGGATCCAGCTAATCCTCATAATGAGGGTAAGGTGTTTCTGTATAAGTACGGTAAAAAGATATTCGACAAGCTCAATGATATGATGAATCCAGAGTTTGACGATGAAAGTGCGGTTAACCCATTTGATTTGTGGGAAGGGGCATCCTTCCGACTAAAGATGCGTAATGTAGAAGGGTTCCGTAACTATGACAAGAGCGAGTTCGACTCCCCCGGGCCATTATTTGATGATGATGCCAAACTTGAAGAGGTCTGGAAAAGCGAACATTCTCTCCAAGAACAGATCGACCCATCACAATTTAAATCTTATGATGAGTTGAAATCCAGACTATATAGAGTACTTGCTCTTGATGGTGGTCCTCAAACTCCAGTTGCAACGGCTGAAGACGAGATTGTGGACAACTCTGTAGCACCTGCACCTCAAGTAGATGCAGTAGATTCTGCAGAAGATGATGATGAAAGTTTAAGTTTCTTTAAGAAACTAGCTGATTAATATCATCTAGGGGGTGGGCCTTTCTTGGCCCACCCTTTTTTTATGCTTGCATTCTTCTAGCCATATGGCCATGCGCATGAGGTCCCAAAGCGCTTGCGTAGCTAACTATAGTTGCAGGTTGATCACCACCTTGTTTATTACCAATAATATTAACACTAGCATCCACATTAGCTTGACGACTTCCTCCATTAGCTAAATTGCTATTAATATCTTTTAATATTTGGTTTTGCTCAACTAAGTTCATATTAGCAGCTGCTAGTTGTATGCTTGCTGATGGTTTATCGGCACTAGCACTTGCTCCCAGATCAATGTCAAAATCCTCTGGTGAAGTTGGGGGATTTCCACGATAGGTGGGTTGATCTCTCAACAATCTTAATCCAAAAGGCTTTTTAACATCTGGTTGACTATAGCCAGGGGAACCTGCAGTATGCGGCTCTGTAGTTTCTTCTTCGTCATCACCAAACAACCAATTCATAGCCTTATTGTACCCTCTTATTATAGGCTCATCTATATATTTTTCACCTAATTTATCTAATGTTGTATACGCTTCTTTAGTGTCTTCCCATAAACCTTTTAACATACCTCTTGCAGACTCTTCTTGAGAACTAAACCAGTCCTTAATACCTTGACCTAATCGCAATAACTTAGGACCTAATTTTTCTTGATACCAACTAGTTGCATCGTCTGCTAACTCAGGAATCAATTCATCAAGAGGCTTTGTCATCCAATCAGGAAGGAATGATTTACCATTATATTCACCGTTCCATATATCTTTAAGAGTATCCGTCGACCATGCATATCCTTTATCTATTATTGGTTTAATATCATCTTTCCATAGCTCCCCAACAGGTTTAATCATCCATTCAGGCAACCATGCATTACCATCCTTATCTTTACCAGACCATAATGTATTTAAAGTCTCAGTCGTCCACTTCCAACCTTTATCTACTACTGGTTTAATATCTTGTGTCCATAAATCTGGAAGAGGTTTAATCATCCATTCAGGTAGCCATGCATTACCATCCTTATCACGACCGGTCCACAATGTGTTGAATGTTTCGGTTGTCCATTTCCAACCTTTATCTACTAGTGGTTTAATATCCTCTGTCCATAAATCTGGAAGAGGCTTGAGCATCCATTCAGGTACCCATGCATTACCATCCTTATCACGACCAGTCCATATAGTATTAAGAAATGGTTTAATGTGATCTTTCCATAAAGGTGATTCACCGTCTTTCCATACTGGAGAAGTCATCCAATCAGGTAAAAATGAATTACCTTCAGAATCTTTACCTTGCCAAAAATTATCAAGCCAGCCACCCTCATCAGGTGTTAATTCTTCTGCTGTATAGCCAGCAAGCGCTGAACCCAATCCAAGAGCACCCAATCCACCAAGACCAGCTTGACCTAATCTTGCCATACTAGGCATTGCTGGTAATCCAAAACCACGTCTTTTTGTTGTTGCTGCAGGATCTAATGAACCTCTTGCCTGTTCATACCCTTCTGGCATGCCTGCAATCAGTTTACCGGTATGTGTTTCAATACCTTTAAGCTGTTGGGCCATTCCTATTAGAATTTTTTGAATTTGAATTAAAGCAGCTAATTCACTACTTTGTACAATACCTGTTGGTCCAGATTTTCCAGTTACACCTGCACCACTACCTTCTGATAAACCACTCATGCCAGCTAGACCTGCGCCTAGTCCAGCACCCATACCCATTAGACCGCCTCCACCAGGACCGTAACCACCTCCACCAAATCCACCATCATCACCGTCTCCGGCAAGCATATTACCTAATAACCCAGCTCCACCAAGACCTAATGCAGGCCCTAATAAGCCTCTTCTTCCACGTACCGTTGGTGCAGCAAGTCTGGAACGTAAAGATGCTGGAACATTTTTATAGCTCCCGCGACCTTGGAGCCGCTGAAACTGACGTGCTGCTGCTCCATGTCGGCCTCCACCAATAGATCTCACGCCAGCCCCACCTAAAAATCTTGGTAATTGTCGAGCACCTGCCATACCCAACATTCTGCCTATAAATCCTACTACCGCTGGCGCCAGTGGCGCCAGTAATGCTAATGGGCCTGGCATATATAATTCCTCCTAGTTAATATGTCTCGGTGGACGTTCTGTTTTTGTCTTACTGCCTGAACCAGTATATAAACCAAACCACGCAGCTCCGGCACCAACAACAATACTTACTAATCCACTTTGTTCCATGGTAGGATCTTGTAAAGCCATATACCATGTAACTACTTTGTATAACAAATAAATGTATGTACAAATAAAGACCCTTGGAAATATTCTCCATTGGTCTACCATATGAGCTAAATCAACCCATCTTTGATATTTATTTTCAGTTGCCATCTTGTCTCCGTGTCTTTTCTACATAATTGGTTAATAATCCATAATATATGTCACGTTCAAATGGATACATATTTTCCAATTCACTTATACTGTAATTATAATGATTAGCCAACGTAAATATTTGTTGGTAATACATTGTCGTATTAATATGGCTCAGGCTTAGGAAAAAAAATCATTCAGACCTAAGAATGTATGAGATTTAGTTTTCTTTCCTACTTGATATTCAACAGTATGAGATAATCTTGGTATCGTGTAAAAAAACTTTTGTATCTTATCAAATACATCATTACTAAACGATTCGACAAATTCATTAATCTCATCTTGTGAATAATCATTAAGGCTATCAACCTTATCTAACTCTGGACCACTATAAACTTTATCAACACATTTTTTAATCATACTAAATGTTGATTCAATGCCAGTTTCTTGTGTTATCTCTAAAACATCTCTGTATGTTGGATATTTCATTTCTAACATAAGTTCGTCATTAACTTTAACTTTAGTCTCATGTCCATCTGGAAATTCAACTTCAATCTTTGTTAAATCAATTTCTACTTCTACTTTTTTCTTTGTTTCTTCATCAGTAAAGTTTATTTTTGCAATGTCACTAACTGAATTTGCTCTCAACATAAGAAAAATATATTCCATATCAAATGATGGCATAGTATCCATATCAACATTGCCTTCAATAATACAGTTATTAATAATTTGTTTAACTGCTACCATTATCTCGTTGGTGTCCCCAGCTTGTTGGGCAAGTAAAAGTATTTTTTCTTCTTTGACCAAAAATGGTCTATACCTTAACTTTTCTTTACTTGATGGTATAGTCAATTCAAATGTTGGGTGTTGTACTTTAGGTAAACCCATAATATTATCTCCTTAATAATATGTTCACGTTGTTAAAAAATATTACTTATTCCACTAACTATTCTACGATTAGTTAATATGTTTACTCCATTGGTAAGAATCGATTGTGTAGAAGCTCCTTCAAATGCTCCTATTCGACCAGCAGCTCCTGATATTAAACCAAGAGTTTCACCAAGAGAAAAAGCTCTCGTGCCCTTTGATTCTTTTACCATATCTCTTTCGATATTATGATGTGTTATTGTATATGTTCTAAATGTAAATTGTACAGGTAATGTTGCAAAGCTATCATTATCATTCCAAGCAACAGATATGTCTCCAATTTGTATTGGATATGCTTCGTTCAATGTATATTCAACCATAGACATGCCTGAAAGATCAGCTTCGCTTTCTCCTTCATTGGTTTTATCACCTGTAAGACAAAAAATTCTAATAGTTGATAGATAATCGTCTCTATATCCTACTTCAAATAATTGTTGGCTATTTGGTACTCCGCGACTTGGTCTACTTGCTTGTACTGTATTGATAGCATGTTCTTCTACTATGCCATTCTTACCTTTAGTTCCTTCACCAATAAAAACTATATCATTGGCCCATTTATTAAATGCATTCAAAACCTCACCATTATTATCAACAAAAAATGTTATAGGTATATCTGTAACCATTACACCAAAGGGACGTCTGTCAAATGTACCATAACCTTGTCTTTTATAATCATTAGTAATTATTTGTACACCAGGAAGTGCAGCAGAGTTAGCTAACACCATTTCCATTGGTTTATGTCCTTCAAAAAAAGGTATATTATTTTTTCTTGAAATTTGCACAACATAAAGACTTGGTTTATATAGACCGCCTGTTGTGTTTAATTCAGCTTTAAGCCTTTCTATGTTTACTCTAGATTTTGTACCGTCTCGTTTTGACCCAAAAAAATTTTGAGCAAGACCAGCTCCTAATCCAGCTATTCCACTAATTCCTGATCCAAGACTAAGTAATCCCATTTAAACTTTTCTTCCTTTTCTCCATGTATCTCTCCATATAGCATTTTTACTAGCTCCTCGGAATGTTCTTGTCATAGGCATGAATAATGCTATATTCCATTCCTTTGGATATATGGTTACAATACGTGATTGTATATTACTATTTAGGTATCTTTTCAGGCATCCTTTGTACCATCTTAGACTTCTATATCGTTTTAATATTCTATATGGCTGAGGCATCATCATTAATTTATCATCGTCTCGCATATCCTCACTATCAGCTGCTGGCATATAACGATATAATTCATCCATCATCACTGCTCTTAGACTTGGTGGAAGATAATGAAAGTTCATCATAAGAAAGTTATCAGATTGAACATCAACAATAAACCCCATAGGAAATTTATCATAGTAAGGCATTTTGTTTTTATGTAAAGGATCATATTGGAACATTATCATTCTACCCCATTCATATCTACCTTGTCTTAATCTCTTCTTGAATCTTTGAGGGGTATGTTGTTTAGGATCAGCTCCTCTTACTATTTGCTGAGGGCGTGTAGGTATTACTGATGTTTGTTCACTAAACCAATCAACAGCAGATTGTACGTTTGGTCCAGATGGACCACCTTGATCTAACAATTTTTGGAATATAAATGCTACCATTAGAATAAATTATCCTCGGTCATTATTTGAAACTTCCAGTCTCTATCTTTACAAAAGCTACTAGCTGCTTTCCATTTAGCTTCATTAATACCATAAGTTCTAACTTGTTTCAAATATCTTCTTGGATGTTTAGGATCTTTTTTTGGTGGAGCACATTGAGCTTTTGGTTTAACTTCTATTACTGTAGTATTTATCTGTCCGTTTGCATCTTTCTTCTTAACCCAAAAGTCTGGAAAGTATCTATGAACTCTACTATCAATAGGATTTCTATATCCTATACAAAATTCTTCGCTTGACCATTGAATAACGTCTGGATGTTTATCTAAATAAGACATAAGGCGACGCTCCCACAAACTTCTATAAATAATATTAGTGGGATCACCCTTATACTTAGAAGGGTTTGAGGGTTTATATTTACCTTTGTAACTCATAATAATATTTAGGAAGAAGATATGTCTGAAGAAAATAACTTTTTAATACGGGATATGGTTGAGCCAGTTGAGTCTGTTATAAAGGGCAAAAGACAAACAGCTAAACAAGCAGGGGCAAACTGGGTATTTCCACAAGATTTAAGTGCACATTTTATGCATTTTAATTTACAGGAGATGAGAACGGAATCTGCAGGCACCACACGTCGATATCTAAGAGGTGGTATAGCTTTACCAATTCCTGGACAGTTGATAGATAATCTTCAATTAAATTGGCAAGATGCAGAGACTGGAGCTATTGGCGGGGTAATAGCTGATGAGTTAGCTAACTCTAAGAACCCTTTGGCCAAAGTTGCAGAAGCTACAGGGGATTATATAACTGGAGCTTATGAATTAGGAAAAGATATAAGCAAGCTAGGTGCAGGTGAAGCCTTTGGATCACTAGAGGATAAAAGTGATATATCAACAGCGATAACAGCAAAATTTAGAAGTGGTACAGGTGCTTTAGCATTTGGGTTAAATAGATTTTTTGGAAAAGTACCAAATCCAAATCTTACAGCTATGTTTAGAGGTGTGGCATTAAAAACACATAATCTTAGTTGGAAGTTAGTACCTGGAAGCGCATCCGAACATAGAACACTAGAAACAATTATTCGTAAATTTAAAGTTGCTTCACTACCTGAACGAACTGGCACGTTTTCTTTAGGTTATCCATATGAAATAGATATATCTATAGCAGGAACCATGGATCGCACTGGTGATATAGAAGCTGAATATTTTCATTTTCCATTTAAAGCTGCAGTAATAAGAAACGTAAGTGTTAACTATACACCAGATGGAGGACCTTCATTTTATGGTGGAACCGGTGCACCTACAGCTGTGCAACTTACACTTGATTTACAAGAAACATCAATACATACTAGAAGAGATATTGATAAAACCAGGTATTATTCGAGCCGATACCCGGGGTATGGAGGTTAGGAGTTGAAATAATGTCATTGTTTAGAGAATTACCTACAACTACATTTTTAAATCAAAAGATTGTAAATTTAGCCATTGGTGTAAAATTAAATCAATTGGTAGAACAAGACGCATTATCGTTTTTAGATTATGTTGCAGAGTCTGGAATGCAGCCAGACCATATAGCACATGATTATTATGAGGATTCAAAATATGCCTGGCTAGTACTTTTAGCTAATAAAATAGTTGATCCTTATTTTCAATGGCCATTGGATACTTATGATTTTGATCAATGGATCAAAAAGAAATATGGAAGTATTGCTGCAGCTCAAGCAACAACAATACATTGTGAGCATAAAACTAAAAAGTTGACTGTATCAGCTGATTCACTTACAGTCTCTAATGGTGTATCATCAAGCGATTATGATGCAATTGATGCTTATACATATTGGGATAGAATTAATGATAATAGACGGCATTTAAAAATAGTTAATAGAGTTTATTTACCATCTATTGATAAACAATTAAAAGATTTGATGAGCGATGGCTAATTTAACAAAGCCCCCTATAGATAGATTTAGAGCAGACAATAAAACAACCAAAACAGAATTAATTTCAGCTGGTGCGTATAATTGTAGTGAATTGATGTTAGGAAGATTAATATCAGATGATACTGGTGGATCTATATTTCACGAAGCAGTAGATTTACGCCTACATACAAATTCATATTCTATCACACAATCATTAAGTGATAATAATATTACATTAGTAATAAGAGTTGCTGACTCATTAAGAATGCTTGAACGACTTGGTTCTAAAGGTCTTCAAGGAGAGGAATTTGTTAAATGTAAAATTCAATCACCCAAAAGAGAAAATAAAGATGAAATAATTGATTTGCTTTTTTATGTAGTATATATTGGTGATGTAACAATTGGAGACAATAATTCAAATGAGGCTTTTGATCTAGTTTGTGTTACAAAAGAAAAATTACTTAGTGATTTATCAATAGTTAATAGACATTTTAAAGAAACAGAAACAGAAATAGTAAAAAACATTTTTTCTAATAATATTCAAAATTCACCAAAAGCTAAACAATTAAAAGCTATAGATCAATTTAAAGATCGAACTTTATTTACTACTACACCACCATCAATTGGTATAGAAGATATTATAATTCCAGGATTGAATCCTATGTCAGCATTTGACTTTTTAGCTAGAAGGGCTTTTGGTGGGTCATCTTTAGGTTCATATTTTGAATTTTTTGAAAACTCAAAAGGTTTTTATTTTGCAAATATCGAACAGTTAATTAATTTAAATAAAGGTAGGGGAGCAGTGTTCAATCACAACCCTGCTCAACATTTGGCTGTTACACATGATAGTACTTATTACAGACATATTGAGGTTTTAGGTGATATCAAAATGCCAAGTACTGCTAATCGACTTATAAACGGTACGCTTAGTCATTCAGTAAGAAAATTAGATTATATTAAAAAGAAACATAATGATATAAAATTTAATATGAAAGATTTATATGATAGTTTTGAACAAACTGGAAAGTTTAATTTAACAGATAAATTTTTTGATGCATTTGCAAATGAACAGCCATATGAATATACTGTTTTAACAGATCCAACTGCTTCTGAAGATCATGTAGAACATATAGTAGGAAAAAGATTAGCATATATGGATATGTTAAATTCATACCAATTACAAATAGTAGTTTATGGGGACACAGGATTGAACGTAGGTGATGTTATATCTATCAACTTACCTGAGCCAGGATCACATGAAAAAAAATCTACAGATAGTTTATATTCTGGATTTTGGTTTGTTACTGGAGTTAAACATTCGTTTGATGCTAGTAAGATGAACACTACACTTAACTTATCAAAATCAGGTTTAAACGAACCTCATACAGATAATCCGTCGGGAGATTAGATAATGCATAGACAATATTCAGCTGAGACATTTAAAAACTATCAATACTATATGGGAGTTGTTGAAGATAGAAACGATCCATTGAAACTTGGTCGTGTAAGAGTTAGATGTTATGGCATACATTCAGATAGTAGAAGTGATATACCTACAGATAAACTTCCATGGGCTACACCAATCATGCCTTATACAAGTGCATCAACTAGTGGTGTAGGAGTAAGTCCAACAGGTCCAGTAGAAGGAACATGGGTCTTTGGTTTATTTTTAGATGGTAAAGAACTGCAGCAACCAATTGTTCTTGGTACAATGATTGGCGCGCCAACTGATTTACCAAACAAAGATGTTGGGTTTAGTGACCCTGATGGAATATATCCTAAAATTGAAGAAAAAATGGTTGGTGTTGGTGAGAGCGACATTAATAAATTAGCTAGAGGTGATGACATATACAATGGAACAGATGATAAGATAACAACTATTAGAAGTGGAGAAACAACTTTTCATACTAAAGTAAGAGATAGAACTACAAGTATACCAAAGGCTGTCCCACCAAAAGTTCCAGCTGTAAAAGATGGTTCACCACCTGGCACACATCCAATAACATATTTTAAACGTGAATTTTGGGACGAACCTTATCCAAGGTATGGTGATAACACAAGATATAAATCAGTATATCCTCTAAATCACGTACACGTAAGTGAATCAGGTCATGTATTTGAAACTGATGATACATTAGGAGCTGGTAGAATACATCAGTATCACCGTAGTGGAACATTCTATGAAATACAAAATGATGGGACAAGAATAACTAAAGTAGTTGGTGATGACTATGAAGTAGTTATGAAAAATAAAAATATGGTTGTTAGAGGTAATGTTAATATTACTGTTGATCAAGGTGATCTTAGATTGTATGTTCATAAAGAAAAAGTTAATCCTGGTGATCCTCCTGGCAAAGGTGGAGATATGTATGTTGAATGTGATGGTGATTACAATCTTAATATTAAAGGTGACATGACAACTAAGATTCAAGGATCAGAACATAAAGAAGTTATAACAGATAGCTCAACACAAATTAATGGTAAACAAAGTCTTCGTGTAAGTAAAGATAGAGTTACTAATATTGGTGGATCACATAGAGAAGATATTGGAACAGTGACATCTGGTAGTAATCACGAACAGACTATTACTGGAAGTAAAGCTGTTACAATTGGTAATAATTCTAATCAAACTGTAACTAATGAGATAACTATTGCAGCATTAACCGATAACGCAACAGTATCTTCTGGTAATAATATTAATATAAAATCTACAAGTAATACAAATATGGAAATAGAAAAGAGTCTTAATGTTGACACAACAGAAAAAATTGATATGGATGCCACATTAAATGTTGAAATAACAACACCACAAAAAGTTGATGTTGATGGGTCTAGCGGCGTTGACATTAATGGTGGTGATATTAACTTAAACTCGTAGAGGAACAAATGGTAGTATCATTAGGAGCAATACAAAAACATTTAGCAGCAGTTGGTGAGGAACCTGTACTTCAAGAGCAAAAGAAAAAACAAGAAGAAGCTCTTGAAAAATTTAAAAGTCTGGATTTCTCAGCATTATCTCCTAGTGCAATCAAAGCAGAGATAGAAGCAGCATCTGAAGAAATAACTAAGCAAGTTGATATTGGTATAGAGAAAGCAAAAGAGTTACAGCCTCAATTAGAATCAATGACAGAAAAAATGATGGAGGCTATTAACGATCCATCTCTTCAAGATAGTTTACAAAGTCTAACTGACAATCTTCAGATACAGCCACCTGGTGGAGGGTTACCAGATATTGGAGGAGGATTAGATATAGGAACATCTTCTTTTGGTGGATTTGATATAGGTTCAGCATTAAAAGTTGCTGATGTAAAATTAGGTGAAGTTGGTGTTAATGGGTTTGATAGTGTGTTGCCTGATATAAACTTAGGTGGTGCTACTGGTATAAATGGAGGAGGCACCGGTGCTTTAGGTTTTGAAATACCAGGAGGCTTACCAACTAGTCTTACTTCAGGAATTACAGATGCATTTGGAAGTCTTGATAAACTACCAACAAATCTTACAGAAATTGGAACAGGTGGTCTTGAAAACCCATTTAAAACATTTGGTAACATTAATATAAAAGATGCATTTGATAGTGATGGTAGTCCTATAAAAGAAATAGTTAAAAAAGGTGTTCCTTCTATAGTACCAAGGTTTGATTCTAAAGCAGAAGTGCCGCCACCTACAATAGATATAACTTTTCCAACAGACCAAACAACATTTAAACTTCCTAAAATATTTGAAGTAAGTTCAGATACACAAGGTGCGCAATTAAAAATTGACAGTGTTATACAATCAATCAATGTAGAAGAACTTGAAAAAACTGCTGAAGAAATGAGAGTAAAACTTTTAGATGTAGGAAAACAATTACAACCTCAATTAGAATCAGCTGCAGAAGAGTTACAAACAGGATTAGCAACAACTGCAACAAATTTGCAAAAAGTAATTGGAAATAGAATTGACTTTGATATTCCTGTTAAAGCTAGTGGTGTTTTTGGAATTGTAGAAATAGCTGAATCAGGTGATCCGGACCAACTACCAGACTTTGCTAAAGATTTGTTGAGCACTGCTCAAGAATTGGATGCAAGCCTTGGTGGAACAGACACATAAATAATAATAGTAATAATAAAGGCCAGAGCTCATGTCAAAAATAATTGCAACAACAGCTAATACTAATAAATCTGTTATATATTCAGATTTTTTTACTGATTTTTCACGGCATATTAATACTGGTCAACTTAATACTAAAACAAACGAAGACGCTGTCAAACAATCTATAAGAAATTTATTATTAACTGATCGTTATGAAAGACCCTTTCAACCAGATATTGGTTCTGATTTGCAAGCATTACTATTTGAAAATTTTACACCATCAACACAAATAACAGCTGAAACAATTGTACGACAGTGTATAGAAAGATATGAACCAAGAGCAATACTTCATAATATAGTATGCGCGCCTAGTATGGATATGAATAGTTTGGCTATAACCATACAATTTTCAATAATAAATAATAGCACGCCAGATACAATAGAAGTTTTAATTCAGAGGACACGATAAATGCCAACAGCATCTAATAGTGAATTTATAGTAGCAAATTTAGAATTTAATGACATCAAGTCAAACTTAAAAACATATTTGTCTAGTCAATCATTATTTCAGGATTATGATTTTGAAGGTTCTAATATGAATGTTATGTTGGATGTTCTTGCATACAATACCTATTATAATAATATATACCTTAATCACGTTGCTACTGAAATGTTTTTGGATAGTGCTCAAACAAGAGATGGTGTTTACTCACATGCTAAAAAATTAAATTATCTTCCAACGTCATATAGAAGCTCAGTAGCATATGCTAATGTACAGATTACACCTGATGACTCACCACATCAAATAGATATTCCAAGATTAACAGAGTTCACATCTACTGTTGGAGATAACACATACACATTTTCAACAAATTCTGCTGTGACTGTTTATTCAAATAATAGTTACCTTGCTGCCAACCTTGCTTTATATGAAGGTAGTATTATAACAGAATTTTATGAAACAAATAGTACAGCTAATACATTTTATATTCACAACACAGATGTTGATACAACAAGTATAACAGTCAATGTAAGAGCGTCTAATACAGACACAACAAATAGCGAATGGACAAGAGCTAATTCTTTATTTGGTATTAATAGTTCATCAAACGTATTCTTTGTACAAGCTGCAGCTAATGGTGGTTATGAAATGGTATTTGGTAATGATACATTTGGAAGAAAATTAACAGATGGTAATATAGTCGAAGCTACGTATAGAGTTCCAAATGGTTCAGATCCAGATGGTGCAAATAGTTTTACAAGTGCAGGATCTATTTCAGGATATAGTACTGTTACAGCAACAGTTGTTACTAGAGCAGCTGGAGGACAAACAGAACAAACATTAGATGATATTAAATTTGCTGCACCACGTGCATTGTCAGTACAAGAAAGAGCAGTAACTGCTAACGACTATAAAACATTAATACAAAATGAATTTGGAGATATTACAGATTTAATTAGTTATGGTGGTGAAGATGCTGACCCTCCAAGATTTGGTAAAGTTGTTTTAAGTGCTACAAGTAATACTTTTGACACATTACCAGAATTTAGAAAACAACAAATGATTGATTTTCTTAAACCAAAATCACCTTTGTCAATTGAACCAGAAATAGTTGATCCTACATTTTTAAGAATTAAAATAGATTGTGATGTTACGTTTAACTTTAACGATACTACTAAAGACGGTAGTGACATGAAAGGCACAGTGGAGTCAGCTATAACAACATTCAATACAAACAATCTTGGTAAATTTAACAAGACATTTAGACAAAGTAAATTGATAGAAAAAGTTAATGAAAGTGATACATCTATTCTAAGTAATAGTATTAAAACAAAAATGATTAAAACTATTAATCCAACATTAAACGAAGGATATACTAATAGTGTTTCATTTAATCAAGCATTGAAACCAGATAATCCTGTATCTTCAGCACAAGGTGCTTACGTTTCATATTCTGAACCAGCAATTGAATCTGCTCCATTTACATATGATAGTACTACAGGAGCTACATTTAGAGATGATGGGACAGGTGCATTACAAATTGTTGTAGCTAATACTTCAGCATTGACAATATTAAATAGTAATGTAGGTAGTGTTGATTATGCAACTGGTAATGTTACATTTACAAACGTAACAATAAATGCAATAGCAACAGGAACAACTATCAAAATATTTGGCCAAAGCAATACAGCAGATATTGCTGGCAAATTAAACGATGTAGTAGAAATAAAATCAGAGGACGTTACAGTTACGGCTACCGGCGTGAGAGAGTAATACCATGGCCTTAAATGATTTTGAAAACTTCATTTCACCATTAATAGAACAACAGTTTCCATCTATCTATAGAGATGATGGGCCTGAGTTTGTTGCGTTTATAAAAGCATACTATGAATACTTAGAACAAGATAGTACAGATGATACACCTGCAGATAAAGGTTTACACACAACCAGAAAAATGATGGAATATAATGATGTTGACCAAAGTGTCGATACGTTTTTAGATCATTTTAGAAAACAATACCTTCAAGGGTTTCCAAAATCAATTGACCAAGGAATTCCTTTTACAATAAAACATATAATGGATTTATATAGATCCAAAGGAACACCTAGAGCTGTTGAGTTATTTTTAAGATTAGCTTACGGTGTAGACTCAGAATTATATATTCCAGGTGAACATTTAATGAATGCGTCAGATGCAGATTGGTTTACACCTAGGTATATTGAAGTAACTATTGATTATGAAAAAGATTCTGAGTTTCAAGATTTTGCTGGTATGGACATAACTGGTTCAATTACAGGAGCAACTGCAACAGTTGATTCGTGTCTAAAAACTACATCTAATGGTTTAATAACTTATGTAATGTTTATAAGCAAAATACTTGGTACATTTAAAAGAGGTGAGCTTATAAGTTACAGTGGTGGATCATACATGCCAATGATTACTGGTTCATTATCTGATATATCTCTTACTGCTAACGGAGCAGGGTTATCAGTTGGTGATGAATTAGTTGTATCTAGTTCAAAATATGGAACACAAGGTCTTGCAAGAGTAACTAGTATTACAGATGGTACTGGTAGAGCAGGCTATACAATTAACGATGGTGGCTTTGGTTATAGTACAAATTCAGCACATAGTAATGTTTTAGTATCAACAGCAACGTTGGCTGTTAATAATTACACTCAAGCCAATGCTACAATAAGAACTGAGTATGGTGGTAATACTTTTTTTGCATTAGAAGAAATTAAACAACCAGTTGAAATAGTAGAATATTATACTGCAACTACAAATATGGCAAATACTGTTAATACAAGTTCTTATATTATAGGAACAAATAGTAGTATTACATCATTGAATGGAACCAACCATCTTGCTAATGGTAAAGTAAGTGTTGCAACAAACACTGGTGCAAACGGTGTATTAACATTAATGGTTAATGAGGGTACATTTGGAAATCAAATACATTACTATTACCAATCTAATACAAAGGCTTTCGAAGTTGGAGAAAAGGTTAGTGTTAATTCAACAGTGACAGGTTATCTTAATGCAGCCAATACAACTGTATTAATAATTAATGCTGCAGCAAATGGATTTAGTAATGTTGCTACTCAACAAGTAACCGGTGAGAGATCTGGTGCAGTAGCAAATGGTTTAAGTGCTGCAAGTAAAGTAGTACAGACAGGAGTTAAAAAATTATTCTTTGCTGCTACATTAGCTGTAAATGCAAACTCAACAGCTGTATCTAATGCATATAGAACTGGAACAATTATAGGAGCTAACAGCACAGCAATAGGACTTGTAGCTAATAGTACAGATGATTTTTATACATCAACACAAAATTTTATATATGGTAAAGATAGTAATACCCAAGCAAACGTCACTGCAGTGAGATTAGGAAGTAGTGCGTCTTTAACAATAGGTACTTTGGAAAACGATACGGAAACAAAAAATGTCTACACAGATTTCATCTCGTCGTCAAATAATTCTGCGAACACTGATATACTGGATGTTGTTATCGATGGTTCTAATAGTGGCATTGGTATTGTAAACTCAGTTACAGTAAGCACTGCTGGCTCTGGATATGCAAATGGTGATGCATTAGTTTTTGCAAACGGAGGAATAACTAATGGTACTTTACCAACAACAAATGCAATTGGTACAGTTACTACAAATGGAAGTGGTGGAATAACTGGAGTCACATTAACTAATCATGGTAATGGATATTATCATGCACCAGCTATTACAATTACAACTTCAGGTGGTTCTAGTGGAGCATTAACTCCCGTTATGCATTTTGCATATGGTTTACCTAAACACGGTAATACAATTAATACAACACATAGTGGTGGTTATTCAAATGTAATAAATGATGTATTAAAATATAATCAAGATGTATTAGGACAAATAAAAACTTTCAGTAGTACTAGTGGTGGTAATAACTATACTGCTCCACCTTTTGTATTAGTACAAAATAGATTTGTAGATAAAAATAATAGAAGAAATGCAAATATCACATATGATAGTTTTGTGTCAGGAGTAAAAAGTAATTTTGAAGTTGGTGACATAGTAATGCAAACACATCCACAATCTTATGTTGCTATAACACATAACGGTGCTAATGATGCAGCATTTACTGTTGGAGAAGGTGTTGTTCAAGTAGTAAATTCAACTGTTAATAATTATGCAACAATCCATGCAGCAAACACTACTGTATTTACTGTAAGAGATGGTAAGCGCAGACAAGTATTAAGTTCTGGTTATGTTAATGTTACTGCAACAGATGCAAGTATAACATGGACAACTGGTAATACATTTGTAGGTTTAAGTTCCGGTTCAACAGGTAATATAACAGGACAATCTACTACTACTGTAAATAGATTTATTAAAGGAAGAGTGTTGACATCTAATACAGATAATAATACTATGGAAGTCAGAATGCATGACACATTGTATGATTTTAAAGTTAACACAACATTGCATTTAGAAGATTATAGCTCACAAGCAAACTTAGTAGAATATTATTATCATAGTCCAAGTACAACAACAAGAACTACTGGTATGAGATTAGATGAAAGAGCAGGGCTAAGTGCTAACATAGGAGTTGTAGCTACAACATCAACTGGTTTGATTAACACATTAGATATAGTAAGATCAGGATATGGGTATATGGATGGAGAAACAGTTACTATGACTGGTGGTGATGAAACAATATCTGGTACTGCGATAGTTAATAATCACGGTGTTGCTCCAGGTTTTCATAGAACTAATAGAGGGTCATTGAATGATGATAAATACCTACATGATAATGATTATTACCAAGAATATTCATATGAGGTAAGATCCGAGTTGCCATTAGATAAATATAAACAACCGCTAAAAGATATTGTACATCTTGCTGGTACAAAATTATTTGGACGTATGCAAACAACACAAATAGCCAATATGTCAATATCTGTAGCTAACTCGAGTGTAAGTCAGGCGTAACATGGGTACATTAATAAAAAACGAATTTAAAACACATACAGCAAGACAATTTGTCGAGTCATTAGACGAAGCATCTAATACAGTTTATTATATTTTTATGGGTAAACCTCAAGGATATACTGAATCAACTACACCTGCACCGACCAATTCAATTACAAATAGCCAATATCAAGTATGGGATGAAATGGTATTGGGTAAACAAGTTACAACCACTGATGTAAAACATATGGTTAAAAGAAATGATTGGGCAAATAATAATGCATACCAGGCATATGATGATCAAAATGGTTCATTAAGTGGTACTAAATTTCATGTAGTTACATCAGAAGGTAGTGATTATCATGTATGGAAGTGTGTAGCTAATAATCAAAGTAGTGGTAATAGTACATCTAAACCTTTATATTCAGACGTATCAAGTAGTTTGAATAATTTATATATTAAAACTGCTGATGGATATCAGTGGAGATTTATGTATACTATTACAGGATCAAACTATACAAAATTTACAACAACTAATTATATTCCTTATTATGCTCATACTAATGCATCAACGAATGCAGTGTCTGGTTCACTAGATAATTATATTGTTACAAATTCTGGAAATAATTATAATGAATTCTGTAATGGAGATTTTGTAACAGTAACAAATTCAACATCTGCAGTAATTAATAGTAGTTCATTTACATTATCTACTAACAATGATTTTTATAACAACTGTGCCATTTATATTAAATCAGGTACTGGTGCTGGTCAATTAAATAAAATTACAGATTATGTTGGTAGTAGTAAAACATTAACATTTGAAACAGCTTGGTCAACTAATCCAAGTACATCAGATAGTGTGTTTGAAATAACACCAAGTGTAACTATAAAAGGTGATGGTACTACAGATGCAACAGCAAGAGCAATGGTTAATACTACTAGTAATACTATTGCTAATGTAGAAGTAGTAACAAGAGGAGCTGGTTATACATATGCAGATATAACTATTGAAGCTAATAACATGGCTTCAGCTAACTTAGCTGCTGTAAGAGCTCCAATAGCTCCAACAGGTGGTCATGGTAGTGACCCAATAAACGAATTAGAAGGTAACCATGTAGGAATTAGTTTAGATTTTGCAAATACAGAAAGCAGTAATATTCCTACACATAATGATTTTAGACAAGTAGGTCTTTTAAAAGATCCAAAGTTTGCTAATGTTCATGTAAATGGAACAGTATCAGGTTCATGGACTGCTGGTGAGAAGGTAATACAATCTAATACTACTAGTTTTGGATATGTTATCTCTTCTAATACTAGTGCAGTATTGTTAGCTAATGTTCAAGGAGCAATTAGTGTCGGTAATTCTACTAATCATGCTAATGTTGTTGGGCAAACATCTGGTGCAACAATGAATGTAACATCATTTTTTGTTAATACCTCAGAAGGATCAAGACAAGCATTTGATAGATTTGATCAAAGATATGTGTATACACATAACTTAACATCAGCAAGTGCTCCGCAAGAAGATGAAAAAATAGTACAGGACGATACAAATGCTAATGCTTATGTGCATTTTGCTAATTCAACCACAATGGCAGTTACCAGTCAGAGAGGAACATTTAACATATCAACCGATAATGTGGTTACAGGACAGACAACATCAAGAACAAGTAAACTAACTGCGCAAACAAATCCTGATTTAGTTCGCAATGCTGGCGAGATATTATACCTAAATAATATAGATGCAGTTAGTCGTTCGAATACAACAACCGAAACCGTGCGACTGGTTATAACATTTTAAGGATAGACAATGCCAATTAATACAGATTTAAACGTAACACCATATTTTGATGATTATGATGAGGACAAGAAATTTCACAAAGTATTGTTCCGTCCATCTGTGCCTATTCAGGCAAGAGAGTTAACACAATTACAAACTATCCTACAAAATCAGGTTGAGCGTTTTGGTGATCATGTATTCAAAGAAGGCTCTATTATAAAAGGTTGTGGATTTAAAAACGAATTTATTAATTATGCTAAATTAAATGATGCTAATACATCCGGTACTGCATTAGTAATGTCAGAGTTTGAAGACACATATGTTCGTAATTCTGCAAACTTAATAGGTTTGGTGGAAAATAATTACAGTGGTTTCGAGGCAACAAATCCAGATTTAAATGGTATTTATTATAATTATGTTAATACTGGAAATAATTCTGGAACTGAAGTAACTAGCTTTTCAGCTGGTGAAACGCTTGATGTGTTTAGTCAAAATGCATCTATCAATGCAGTTACATTAAGCTCTAATACTGGTACTGCATATTCAAATAATGATACTATTAGTTTTGTCTCTACATTTGGATCTAATGGTGTTGCAAACCTTACTACAAATAGTACTGGTGGTATTGTTGGTACATCATTTAATAACACAGCATCACAAGGCCATAGTTACAGAGTAACTGATATACCTACTATTACCATCACAACAAGTACCGGTACGAGTGCTAATACAGATAATTTTGTTGTTGCTCTTACTAAAAAAAATATAGTAACTATTGCTAATACAAGTTTTGAAGACTCTAGTGGTAATGCGCAGTTTAATACAATAGGTTCAGCTACAAGGTTGGTTGTTGATGATGGTGTAATTTATCAAAAAGGTCACTTTACTCAAGTCTCAAGCCAATCTATTATTGTTGATAGGTGGCATAATAAACCTGATGGTATAGCAGTGGGTTTTAATACTACAGAAACAATTGCAAATAATACTAGTGATACTAGTTTAAATGATAATGCTAGTGGCTTTAATAATGAAAATGCACCAGGTGCATATAGATTAAAACTAACTCCGACTCTTGTTGTTAATACGGTAACTAATGCTGAATCAACAAATAACTTCTTTATTATTCAAAGATGGGCAAATGGTACACCAATTATTCAAAAAGGTAGTACAGAACTTAATAAATTAGGTGATACATTAGCAAGACGAACAAGAGAGGAAAGCGGTAATTACATTGTAAAGCCATTTACAGTAGCTTCAGATAACATTGCTAGTAACACAACACATCTTAATATAACAGTCGGCCCAGGTAAGGGTTATGTTGGAGGGTTTAGAACTGAAACACTTGGTACAACATCATTACCAGTCGAGAAAGCTACAACAACAAAAAATGTTTCATCTGCTCTTATTACAACTAATTATGGTCAATACCAAGAAGTTGATGAGTTAGTTGGGCATTTTGCATTTAATCATGCGGCCGAAGTTAAATTACTTGATGGTGCTAGTAATAGAATTTCAACTTCATTAGGTACAGATGTACCAACTGTTCCTGATACATCTAACTCAACAGTTATAACAGGAACAAGTCCTTCATTTACCGGGAACATTCTTGGTACAGCTAAAATAAGATCAGCTGTTTATGAAAAGAATACACCAGGTACACCATCTGGTCAATACAGATTGTATTTGTTTGATGTTAATATGAACCAAGGTAAACGATATCAAGATGTAAGATCCATATGGTATAATGCTGAAGGTATCGCTGATGTTGTATTAAATGATGATAATCAAGCAGCATTAAAAGAAACAAATTTTAGACAACTAGTCACATCAATTGGTCGTGAAGGAATTAAAACAGCAAGTATTGATGGTATATCCAATAACCAATTTATATACAGAACAGCAAAGACAGATGGGTCTATTGCAACAAATGGTTCTATCACATTTACTGTATCTGGAACAGAAACATTTCCTTACACCGCTGAAGCCTTTTTAAATGAAACACAAGAAAAAGATTGGATCATTGTTGCAAATAATAACACAGCACAAACAGTATCATTAACTGGAACAGTAGCTGTAACAAGTGGCCAAGGCAATGTAACAGGTTCAAGTACTACATTTACAGCTGAGTATGAAGTAGGAGATTTCATAACAGTTAATTCTGCAAACACTCATAGAATTACATCTGTTGTTAATAATACATTAATGGTAACAGCAAACAACTTTGGTGCAAGTGTGTCAGGTAAAACTCACGCTCGTTATTTCCCAGTTGATATGCCAATTAATATTTTTGATAATTCAGCTGCCAATGTTTACATAGGTAGTAATTCAAATACTGTAACTATCAATGCAACAAGAGGTAAAGCACTTCATGGTTCTCAAACATTGCCAGTGCATGTATACTATAATGTTAAAAAGACAAGTGCACCTCCAATCCAAAAGACACTTGCAACATCTTTTGTAAAAATTAATTGTGCAAGTCATAGTGCTACAACAACTGGTACTTATTCGTTAGGAATTCCAGATGTACATGATGTATTAGCAGTTTTTGTTGGTAATAATACATTTTGGGATGGAACTACAGCTGCAAATGCTACTGTAGTAGATAAAACAACTAACTTTAGTATTAATACAGGTCAAAAAGATGGCTTTTATGGTTTAGCAAAGTTAGGAGCTAACACAGGTAACTCAGTTACATTAATATCAACAGATAGACTTGTTGCAAAAGTTAGGCATTTTAAACAAGACACATCAGGTGGTGGTAAAGGATTTTTTAATATAGATTCTTATCCTGTAAATGATACAGAAGCTAATAGTACAAATGAATTTATTAAAACACAAGAAATACCAACTTTTATATCACCAGTAGATGGTCAAAGTGTTGATTTAAGAAATGCAATTGACTTTAGACCATATTGTGCTAACACAGCTGATCAACAAACAACCGCCTCTGCTGCAACAGTTAATCCAAGTGCAACTGAAAGTTTTGCAGCAAGTGATCATGCTATAGCTACTCCAAATGAAAACTTTGTGTTTGATTATCAATATTATATGCCTAGAATAGATCGTGTTCTTCTTAATCCTGATGCTTCTATGGAAGTAATAACTGGTATACCAGGAGAAACACCTTCAGCTCCGGAAACAAGAAAAGGTTCTTTGACTCTTGGTGTTGTTACCTTACCAGTATATCCTACACTTAGTATGCAAGAGGCAGTAAGTGATCAGAGAATTGATTATGGTGTAACTGTTTCATCTAAACAACCTCGACGTTATACTATGGAAGATATAGGCCAAATTGATAAAAGAATTAATCGTCTTGAATATTATAGTTCATTGAATATGTTAGAAAAACAAACTATGGATTTAGTTATACCAGCAGAATCAAATAATGCTGTTGATAGATTTAAACAAGGTTTCTTGGTTGATTCGTTTAAAGATTTTTCTGTTGCTTCAGTATTACAAAACGATTATAAAGCAGCAATTAACAAGACTGAACAAACATTAGTACCAAGACATAGACAATATAAAATAGATTTAGATGTAGTATCACATAGTAATACTAAAAAAACAGGTGATTTAGTTACATTAGATTATACAGATAAGAAAGTACTTGAACAACGTTTTGCAACAACATCACGTTCTGCTTCCCAAAGATTTTGGAATTTTGTTGGTGAAATGGATTTATATCCTAACTATGATAATTTTTATGAGACTAGAAACAATCCTCAAGGCGAAATCAATATTGATTTAGATTTATCATCTTCAGCTCTTTCATTGGCTTCTGCTTTGAATGAAATAACATCATTACATGATACAAGACTTGATATAGTTAATGAAGTAATTGGTGAACGGTTGGTTAATTCAACAAATAGAACAGATTCACGAACAAGAGGTGGTCAACGTATAACTGATACTATACGAACAGACTCATTTGAAATAGAGAGAGAAATTACAGAAACAGAAAGCAGAAATTTATTTCATGGAGATACTTCTACAACACATAGGGAAGTTGGAGAGTTTGTAACGGACATATCTTTCTCACCGTTTATAAGAGAACAAACTATACATTTTCATTGTTATGGTTTAAGACCAAATAAAAGACATTATGTATTCTTTGATAAAACAGATGTAAATGCTAATACAAGACCAGCTACAGTTCCAGATGGTTTGAGTGTTGAAAGAGATAATTTTCATCCAACTGGAGTCAAAGGAGCAAATCTTGTTTCTAATAGTACTGGTGATTTGTTTGGTATTTTTGAAATACCTCAAGGAACATTCTTTGTAGGTGAAAGAGCTTTAGCTGTAGCAGATGTAGATACGTTTAGTGATATTCAAGAGTCTGCAATATCCAGTGCAGAAGCTGCATATAATGCTTATAACTTCAGTGCCGATAAATCTGATCTTACATTAACAACTAGAGCAACTGATTTTGCAAGAAGAAGAACAGCTACGGATATAAATATTAGACGTGAAACTGAGGTTGAGGGTAGAGAAACATTAGTAAATCGTACCGTAACAAATATACCACCAAACCCACCTCAACCGCAATTTGGGGGTGGCTTCAATCCCGGCAATGGCACCGGCACGGCCGGCACCGGCGTGGGCACCTGTTTTGTAAAAGGTACCAAAATAATAATGGATGGCCACACCAAAAAGAATATTGAAGATGTTGTCGTTGGAGATAAAGTTCATAGACACGATGGTGGTACTAATGAAGTCTTAAAACTTCAAAATTCAGGTACTACTGGTGGAAGAAAATTAGGTTCTATCAATGGTGGTGATTATTTCTTCACTGAAGACCATCCTTTAAAAACACCAGATGGTTGGAAAGCTATCAATGCAAAAATGGCCAGCCAAAAATATCATATTGGAGCTATTGGTGAATTACGAGTTGGTGATACTATTATTGGTCACAATGGTAATGATACAATAATAGAAACTATTGGTACAAAAGAAGTACCTAATGATACAAAAATATATAATTTTGAATTAGATGGTGATCACGAATATTTTGCAAACGGATTCTTAGTACACAACAAAGATCCAATTGCTCAAACATTCACTGCTATTGGTGATGAAATTATTCATAGTGGAATGTATATAACAAAAATGGATTTATTCTTTAAACAAAAACACGAATCGTTAGGTGTTACTGTTACAATTCGTAAAACTTTTAATGGATATCCTTCGCCAGACGTATTACCATTTAGTAGAGTGCATTTAAAACAATCAGAAGTTAATATAAGCTCTGATGCTCAAACAGCAACAGTTGTAACATTTAAATCTCCAGTATATTTAAATAAAGGTGAACAATATACTATAGTAATCGAACCTGATAATTTTAATCCAGATTATATAGTTTGGACTTCAAAAACTGGTGGAAAAGATGTATTTAATAGTCAACCAGTTAATCAAGATGGTTTTAAAGGATCAATGTTCTTATCAACAGATGATGCTGCTTGGGAACCAAATATTGACGAGGATATTAAATTTACTTTATATAGAGCTGATTTTTCATCAACTACTGGAACGGTTTCAGTACAAAATAAAGATTATGAATATTTTACTGTTAATAGTATTAATGGTGTGTTTAAACATGGAGAAATAGTATTCCAATCTAATGCATCAGCCCAAACAACAGGTACAGTAGTAATATCAACATCCAATAATGTTGTAACAGGAACTGGTACTGCATTTGATACTGAATATGCTGCTGGTCAATTTATTACATTTTCAAATAGTACAGCTCAAGATACTGTACAAATTAACAGTGTAACCAATGCAACTAGTTTAATATTAAAAGGGTTTCCACAAATCGCTAATACAACCGGTATAGCTGCTCACCATACAGTTACTGGTAAAGTTTTCCTCTATGATAGTATAAATAAGTTTTTACATTTGGATGAGTCACAAGCTACAAATAGTACATTTAAATTTGCTTCTGGGGCCTCAGTTATAGGTTCAGACTCAGGAGCTAATGCTACTATAGAATCGATTAACAACCAAAAAGTAAGTCACTTTGAACCATTGTTGTATAAAATAGAACCAACAACAACTAGTACAACCATGAAAGTTCATGCAAATACTGCATCAGGCGATAGTGGTAATACAGCATTCAAAACTAACAATAGAAATTATTTTAAAGATGAAGTAGTGGTTAAAAGTAGAAGTAATGATTTGACAGGTAAGTGGAAACAATACTTTACGCTGGACTCAGGTTCTAATACTGTATCACCAGCTATTGATACTTCATCACTTGGTTCGTTGTTGTATGAAAATATTGTTGATAATGATACTACAAACGAACATTTGAATACCGGTAATGCAGATAGTAAATATGTTTCTCGAGTAGTTACACTTGATGATGGTTTAGATGCAGAAGATTTGAGAGTATTTTTAACTGCATTCAAACCAGGTGCTGATAATTGTGATATCAAAGTATTTGCTAAAATTTTAAATGAACTTGATACAGATATATTTAATGATAGACATTGGACTGAGTTAGAACTAATAGGAAGTGATGAGAGAAGTAATGATGATAACAGATTTGATTATCGTGAATATACATATCAGATACCTCAAACACCTGCAAGTACATTTGTTGAAAAAGGTCAAACATACGGCAACACAACTATTACTACAGCAAGCGATATTTCGAGTACAATAACTGCTGGTAAAGTGGTTAAGGTTACAAATAGCGATCCAATTACTGATTATCAAATATCAACTGTAGCATCTTCTAATAGTACAGTAATTGTATTAGATGAAGCAGTTAATTTTGCAAATAATACAGGTGCTAATATAGCAACAGTTGATCTACCACAAACAGCATTTAAAGATCCACAAAACGATAAAGTAGTTACTTATTATAATAGCGGTGGAACAAAATTTGCAACATACAAAGTATTTGCTATTAAGATAGTATTATTAACTGACGATATATCAACAGTCCCAGCTGTAAAAGATTACAGAGCAATAGCATTGAGTGTATAGTATGACTAGAGTAGCAACAGAAGAAAAAAACCTGGTACGTGATACTAATTCTCAGGCAGTTATAAATACTGATAGAACTGCATTTAAAATGTATAAAGCGAAGAGAGAGCATGATAAAAAAGCTAACGATCTAGTACAAGATGTTACTGATTTGAAACAAGATATGCACGAAATAAAACAAATGTTGCATAGTATACTTAGAGGAACAAATGGCTAAAACTACATACACCGGTGCTAATGTAGCCCCAACTACAGATACATTTACAGAGTGGGTTGATCTTACTAATCGTATTACCTATGATATGAGCACTGTTGTTATAACTACAGCTGCTGTGTCCCAACCTAGTGGCACAAACCATGCTGAGACAACTGGTAATGGTCATGTTAATGGTTATTTTTCTAGTGATTATCTAATTGCTAATACACAATTGAGAGGTGGAACAACATCAGCTTCTGCTAATTTAACTATAGCTTCTGCTACACATCCTAGTGCTAACCTAACATTAGATTTAGGCACAGCAACAAAAGCATGGGGTAATGTTTATGCAAATAACGTAAGAGCTTTTGGAGATGTTGAAGCAAACTATACTTCTGATGAAACTTTAAAAATTAATGTAAGAGCTATTCCAGATACATGGGAAATACTTGAACAGATAAATGGATATTTATTTGAATGGAATGTAGATGATCATAGAAAGGATCAAACTGATATTGGTGTTATAGCTCAAGAAGTAGAACAGGTTCTTCCATATTTGGTCAGCGAAAGAGAAGACGGTAAGTTAGCTGTAAAATATCAATCTCTAATTCCTTTACTCATAGATGCAGTCAAAAGTTTAAAACAAGACGTCGAAGAATTAAAAGGAGAGATAGATGGGCGCACTCAAGGTTAATAATGTTGAGATTGTCAACAGCACAGCTAACGTACAATCCGGCACCCTTCCAACAGTATCAGGTGTAGATGGAACATACGGCTCTGGAGCTAATGGTGTTACACTCACAGTTGATACAAAAGGTCTGGCCACAGCCACAGTTAATAATGCATTAAGTTCATCCTTCACTGCAAGAACATTTGATGGATCCCATGACGGTGCTTATGCGGTTACCGTTAGTACGAGCGCTCCATCAGGTGGGGCAAATGGTGACATCTGGTATCAGACATACAGTTAGTGGGATAATTAAATGGCCACTAGACAGTATGCATCATCATATACAGGAGCAGAGGAAAAGTTTGTTCGGTCGTATCTAAGTACGACTGCGCATACCCCTTTGACTTCTTATAGTACCGCTTACGAAGGTACGTATGGTGGTTATACTGGTAACTGGTTAAAAGATACATCTACTGTTCTACATGGCTTTGCAAAAGTATATGCAGCTGAAGTTCCTTACACAGCAGTTTATAATAAAATTTGGGTTGGTATTGCTTTAACAAACTATACCAAACAATGGGCTGGTAACACATCCTTTATGGGTGGTTTAGAATATCTAAAACAATACGCACAAGATACATTTATTAATTTCTCAACTGTCTTTTCAGATGCAACTGGTAATTATAGTATTGGTCTTAGAGACTATAATAAAACTTATGTTGGTGATGTTAACTATGAAGGTGCTGCAACTTATACAACTGATGGTAATTATAGTAAAACATATACTAAGATTTATACAACATCAGAAAATTTTGCTGGTAGTGCCACTTATACAAAAATTTGGTCTAAAGATTATACTGCTGTCTATACAAAAATTTGGTCGAAGGACTATGCAACAGATTATAATAAAGCATATACAAAGATATGGACAAAAGCATACGCTACTGACTATACAACAGTTTATACTAAAGAATATGGTGGAACTGATTATGAAGCTGATTATAGTAAAGATTGGTCTAAGGGTTATGTAAAAAATTATGTCAAGCAATATGTTGGTGACTATACAAAAATATGGTCAAAGGATTATGATAAAGTTTATACTAAGATATGGACAAAAGGTTATGGTGCTTCATATACTAAAGTATGGACAAAAGATTATTCAACAGACTATACTAAGATATGGACAAAAACATATTCAACTGATTACTCTACTGATTATACTAAAACATATTCAAAAGACTATACAACTGTCTATACCAAGATATGGTCTAAGGATTGGGAAAAGACTTACGATAAAGACTATTCTGTTGATTATACAAAACTTTGGGAAAAGACATATACTAAAGGGTATACAAAAGCATATGAAGATGGCGAAGGCGATGTCTTTACAGTTACATATGAAAAAGATTATACAAAGGCTTACGATAAAGTTTATACAAAGATATGGACTAAGAGTTACGTAAAAGCCTACTCTGCAGATTACTCAACAGATTATACTAAAGTATGGTCTAAAGATTACAACAAAGCATATACTAAGATATGGTCTAAAGATTGGGACAAAGATTATTCTACAGAATACACTAAAGTGTGGTCGAAAGACTATAGTGCAGATTATATTAAAATGTGGGAGAAAGATTATAGTGTAGATTATACTAAAGTATGGTCTAAAGATTATGCTGTAATTTATCAAGGTGAGTATAACAAAACATATGAGAAAGATTATAGTACAGCGTATACTAAAATTTATACTAAAGCATGGACTGTTTCTTATGCTAAAAATTATACTAAGATTTGGGCAAAGGATTGGGAAAAAGATTATAGTGTAGATTATAATAAAACATATACAAAAAATTATGCTGAAGATTATTCTGCAGACTATACAAAAATATGGACAAAGGATTATAGTGTAGACT